GCGGCGCGCGCGCTGCTCGGATGGACCCAGGAGGAGCTCTCCCGCAAGGCGAAGGCGGCCTTGGGCACCGTGATCCGGCTCGAGGGCTTCGAGGGGCCGGTGCATACCCGAATGGATACGCTCGGGAGAATCGTCGCGGTCCTCGAGCGCGCCGGCATCGAGTTTCTCGACGACGGCCAGCCGGGAGTTCGTCTGAGAGCGCGTGGAAGCAGACGTGGGTGAAAACGTGCGATCGGCGTCGAATCGGGGCGAAGTCCGGCAGGCCTTCTCGGAAACCATACGGAAGCTGCGCCACGCCGCCGGCGTTTCCCAGGAGCGGCTCGCGTTCGACAGCAGGGTCGATCGCCGTTACATGAGCGGACTCGAGCGCGGCCTGCACAACCCGTCGCTCGAAACGATCCTGAAGCTGTTGCGGACGCTCAACGTGAGCCTCCGCGCCTTCGCGCGGGAATATGAAGCGACTCTGCGGCGGATCCGCCGCAAAAAGCCGAAGTAACTACATCATTACGTCGGCCACGGCTTGCACCGCCGATTGCAAGTCGGGATCGGTGATCGCCGCGCCCGCCGCCTGCACGTTCGGATTCATCACGGTCGGCGGAGTCAGCACCGTGGCCATCGCGTCCGGCTGCTGCATAACCTGTTGCGCCCATCGGATGCGCGCGCCCGAAGTCGCCGGCTGGAGCGCGATGTATTGGGCGTAAGTAAGCGCCGCGACTTTGACGCGGCCGCGAAATTGGGCATCGTTCATCAACTGAGCGCTGTCGTCGTAAGTGAGAGCCATCGTCGAAGTCTCCTTTTTATGCCGCGAATTTAACCCGGTTTCCGTCGGATGGGTCGTACCAGAATTGCTTGGATCCCGCGCCGGGATTGCTGCCGGGCAACAGCGGAGCGCCCAGGCCGCCCGCCGCCAGAATCTGAAACACCACCGTGGGCGTGAAGGCCACTCCCGCCGTCAATGCCGCGCTGGCAAAAAAATTGACCGCGTTTCCAGGGATCATGTGCATCCCCATGGCGCTCGATTGCTTGGGAATCCACTGCGCCGCGCTCGTCAAGGTTGCGCCGGCCACCACCAGCGCCCGGCCGCCGGTGTAGGTCTGAAAATAAGCTCCATTGTCGGATCCGTCGCTCGAAAGATGGATCGCGGCGGCGGCGCTGGCAGTGGGCCCGTACACATCGAGCATGTATCCCGGCGTCGGCGTTCCAATCCCCACGTTTCCCGCGCTGGCGATGCGCATGCGCTCGGCTTGCTCCGCGCCGGTGATGAAAGCCAGGTCAATCCCGCCATAAGCCTGGATGAACGCGGTGTTCGCGACAAAGCCGAAGGAGTAGTCGGTGCTGAAGCAGCCTATGGCGAGGGCATTCGCCAGATTGTTGGCGTAAAGGGCGCCGGACCAGCCTGCGGAATTGGTGTTTTGCGCATAGGGACAATAGGCGGCGCCCGCAACGTTGCGCAAAATATACAGCGGATAACTGGAGCTGGCGGCGGTCCCGATTCCAATGGCGAACACGTTGTTCAGGAAGTGACTTGACGCATCGATGTCGCCCAGCCAGGGCGTCTGAATACCGGAGACATTCGCGTTGAGCGTCACGTTGCCGGAGAGTGACCCGCCTCCGGTCAGGCCCGTTCCCGCGATCACCTGCGTGGTGTTGGGCACGGCTCCGCTGACCTGCGCCACCGTGTAATCGTCCTTAGCGGGAACAACCGCGCCAGTGCGCGTGTTGAAGCTCGATACGCCCCCCACCGCCGCCTTCCACCCGACGCCCAGCGTCTGGGTGCTGTCAGCGGTGAGCACCAGTCCGTCCGCGCCCACCGGAAGCCGCGTGGTGGTGGTCCCATGGGCGATCAAGTCGCCCTTGGTGGTCGTCGGATCGGCAAAACCGCTCACCGCGGCGGTCGTCTGGATCGTCGAGTCCGGAAAAACGATCCCTCCCGAAAGCGACTTGATCTTGCCGTTCACCTGGAGCAAATTCGTCCCGTCGTCGGTCTTGGTCCCGACGAGGACCCGCTGCGCGGCGGAGATCCGCATCGCTTCGACGCCGTTGGTCACAAGCAGGAGCGGGCCGGCAGTGTTGATTTGCGCAGTGCTCGGGTTGGCCGCGGCAGTCGGTCCCGAAGCGATCAGAATCAGCTTCGCGCTCGAATCGCTGTTCTGAAGCGTGGCTTGCGCCAGGCCGCTCGCCGAACTGTTGGAGATTTTCAGGCCGTCGGTGCTCGTACTGTTGATCGAAATGTGGGCGTTGGGGCTATCGGCTGGCCGGTTGACGCCGATATAACTCACATTCGCAAGTTGGAAACTCGCGGCATCGATATTCGTCACCCATGGCGTCTGAGCGCCGGCGCTTCCCGAGATGGACGCACTGATGGTGACATCGACGCTGTTCCCGGTGGAGTTATCCGCTCCGCTGATCAGAACATTCGAGCCGGGAATGAAGTTGATGGTCGGACGGGTGCCTTTGGCGACTCCGCCGACCGCCACGCCCACGGCCGAGCTTGTAACCCCGAGCGTCACGTCTACGGAGCTGGTAGCAGGATCATCGGCGACTGTGATGCTCACGCCGCCGCCGGATATGAAATTCACGGTGGGCCGCGTTCCCTTTACGGTTCCCGCGTAGGCGACAGCGACCAGTTGATTAACCGAGCCGGGAACGACCGACAGCGTCCTGTCCGCGCTCAGATCGCCGCCTCCCGTCAACCCGGTCCCGGCGATGATCTGCCGCGAAGACAATACCCCGCCCGCGCCGGTAAGGTCCGCGGCCGTCAGAGCCACGGGCCCGGTGCGGCCGAATACCGACGTGACCGCGGCGCTCAGCGTAATGTCGGCGCCCAAATTTCCGCCGCCCGTCATGCCCGCGCCGGGAAGCACTTGCCGCGTCGCCGGCACGCCGCCGCCGGTGCTGATATCGGCAGCGGTAAGCGCCACCGCGCCTGTCCTTCCGAAGACGCTGGTGACCAGCGCGTTCAGCGTCACGTTGGCGCTCAGCGGGCCCCCGCCGCTCATACCCGCGCCCGCGACCACCTGGACAGTATTCGGCACCGCGCCGGTAACCTGCGCGGCGGTGTAGTCGTCCGTCTTCGCGATGACGGCGCCCGATCTGCCGAACACGGTCGCGACACCTCCCGCCGCGGGTTTCCAGCTCACGCCCAGCGCGTTGGCGCTATCGGCGGTGAGCACCAGTCCGTCCGCGCCCACGCCCAGACGATTGATCTGGGAAGCGCCGCGCGCCAGCAGGTCGCCTTTGGTGCTGGTCGGATCCGCGAGCGCACCGGTAATCTGGCTTACGCTGTAGTCATCCTTGGTCGCGACAATCGCGCCGGTTCGGCCGAACACGCTCGCCACCGGACTCGCCGCGACGGGAGTCTTCCAGGCTACGCCAAGCGTCTGCGTGCTATCGGCGGTCAGCACCTGGCCGTTTGATCCCACGCCCAGCCTGGTCGGAGGCGCGCCTGGGCCTCGGACAATCAAATCGCCGAGCGTCGTCGTCGGATCCGGCATGCCGGCTGTGACCGAGCCCGCGATGATGACGTTGCTCAGCGTGTGGCCACCGCCATTCACATCGCCGGACCAGTTCCTATCGTCGTTCGCCAGATTATTAAGATCATTCGCGTCCAAATAATCCGACGGAGAAAAATTATTTCGACTGAGCCACGCCATGTCATGCTCCTTTCTTTTTCGCGGAGCATCCCGCAGTGAAATTCCTCTTATTCGGTCATTTCCGACGCCGCGCCGTTGGGACGCGCCGGCGGAATGATTACTGCGGGAACTGCCGCCGGCTCGTCGGGCAAGGTCACCATGATGTTGCCGCCTTCGCTGAATTGCGCATTATCGAACCGACTTATCCCGCGGCCGGCGACTGCGTCCCGAATAAACTTCCGTTGCTGCTCCTCGTTCACGGCGAGCCGCGCATTGAGTCCTTCCATCTCCCGTTTGAGAATGTCGGACCGCGCGTGGAGCTGCAGGTTCTCCATTTCGAGCGGCGCGAGCGATTGCCGCTCTTGTTGATCCAGGCTGATTGTCCTTTGCATGTGTCTCCTTTTTTTAAACCGCAGTCAAGATTCCGTTGGTGAAGGTGCATTGATAATACGTGTGGCCATCCGTGCCGAGCAATAGGAATATCGCGCTTTGTCCCGTCTGTCCCGCCGTCTGAAAGCCCGACGCGGTGATGTTTCCCGTCGCGGATGCATTCCCCAGACTATCCACCGCAAATAAGGTCCCTCCCGACGGATTCTGAACAATGAAGTATCCTCCCGCCGGAGTGGTTATCACCGCGCCTCCAAACGCTGTAAGTCTGCCGTTGGCGTCGATCACCGTCTTACCAGGACTAGACGGCCCGACCGCAATTCCTCGAAAGGAAGCGAATCCTTGCCAGTTGATGACAGCGCCGAACGCGGGCGGCGAAACGCTGCCGTCGCCGGCGGAGATCGCGCCGTTGTCTTTGATGACGAGCGACTGAGGCGCGAGGCTCGCGGGACTCATCGGGCCGATCCAGGCGCCGGTATTGGGATCGGTCAATTGTAGATTTCGCGGTGAGAAGTAAAGCGAGCTGCGGAACAAGACGTTGCCCGATTGATCGACTCCGAAATTCTGAACGTTGGAGCCGTCGAAGAGATAGAAGGAAGAGGCGGCGTTTTGCGCGGCCGAAAGTCCCGTCGCGCCGCTGTTCAGTTGCACGTTGAGGTTGCCGCTGGCGGGGCTTCTCATCGTGAGCGAGCAATAAAACGGATCGGCGTCGCCGCCGGTCTGATCGCCGTTGAAGGTCACGAACGCTCCCAAATTCGGGACCGTGTCGGAGCCTAAAACCACGCCGCGGTTGATGATCCGGATCCCGTGCGTGGTCGGCGTGAGGCTCAGATCCGGATTCTGGGTCGCGCGCATGAGCGAGATTCCGGGGAATTTGTATGCGCTCATGCTCACGACATAAGCGGTGTCGGTGCCGAGGAGCAGTTGATAGGCCTGGTTGTAGGGCGGGTTGGGCGGGGTGTTGACGTAGTAATCGATTTCAAAACGGTTGATGTTGCGGACCCGGATGCTGTTGTCGCCGGGACAGAGCAGCCGCCAGTCCGCGAGATTTTGGCCGCCGAGCGCGAACTGGGTAAACCAGGCGCCGCCGATATCGGCGAGATCGCCCGTAGGCACGAGCGCGCCGCTCGGACCTACCGCAATGCGCGCGCCGATGCGCCCGACCTCGAGGTTGGTCTTGGTGCGGATGCTGATGTAGGGGTAATACGTCGTCCCGAGCTGGGTCTGGACGTCCCAGCCGCCGACCTGCACGATGCCGCCGTTATTCACGAAAAACGGCGCGGTTCGGGGATCGCGCCCTCCGACGTACAACGCGCTGAACCACCCGCCGTAGACCGTGGCTGTCGAGCCGTCGGGCAGCGCCTGATTGGTCTGCTGGCCCATCCAGGCGCGCAGCGTCGGCGTTCCGCTGTCGCCGGGATCGACGCCGCTCGAATACACCGCGACCTGGCCGTTCTGGCCGGCGAAGCTAGGTCCCAGGCCGCTCGAGGCCGGCGCGCCGCCCACGCGAAGCGTCGATCCCACCTGGATCTTTCCGGCTGAGATGAGCTTGGCGTTTAAACCGTCCGTAAGAGCCACGGGAGGGTTCGGCCCGACCCATTGAAATTCGTTCTGGTTGAAAAACTTATCGGGAAGCAAGGTCGCTTGGACCTGCCCTGGATTCGGAGAGAAAGCGACCGTTTTGGATGGAGTCACGCCGGGAAGGATGCTGTTGATGTTGTTTTGCGGATCGTAGCTTAGCCAGTCAAACGTCAAATTCTGCGCGCTCACCGCCGGCTGCCAGGGAGTCGTAAGACTGGTCTGTTTTCCCGCGTCCCAGTAAGTGATCCCGACGTTATCCTGCATCGCGATCTTGACGCCGCCGAACTGGTTGTCCGGAGGGTCGGACCAGCCCTTGATCTCAAACCGCATCATCTGCACGCCGTCGCTCGATACCTGCTGATCGGTGGTGATCGTCACGCCCGCGATGTTCACCAGCGGTGCATATTCTTTGCCTGTCGGAAATGAACTCGGAGGACCGATGTGCCAGGTCACATGCGGAGAATGCTGCGGGTTATTGGGATCGTCGTTCTGCTGCCCCGTCGAATCGACGCTGATCGCGGTGATCGTCCAGTCCTCGGGAGCCTTCGGAAAGTCCGTCACCTGGAGCGTCAAGTGCGTGACCGAGCTCCCCTGCTGGCCGCCGTATCCGACCGGCGGCGCGGTGAGCGCCCCGTTCACGGCGGTCTTGTAAAACGCGACGCCGCCGTAGCGGCTGGAAGCCGGATTCGTCCAGGCGAGATCCGCCTCGGCCCAGAGCGAGCCGTCCGGTTGCCACGCCAGGCGCGGGTTAGACAGCGTCAAACCCAGGACGTCGAGGCCCGAATCGCCGCCGCCGGGAGGCCAGACGATATCGACCTCGACGTAGGGCGTGAGGCCCAGGATGATCGTGTTGACGTGCAAGCCGAGCGGCGTCGCGTTGTCTTCCGAATCGAAGTACACCCAGAACTTGCCGCCGCCGCCCACGTCGTAGGCGGGGCTCTTGATGCCGCCCTGCGCCTGCGCGATCGGCACGTTGATGCCGGAATCGGTCGCGGGAAATTGCGGCACGCCGCTCGCATTCAGATAGGCGTAGTAAATCCGCACGCCCCCGAAGGGGTTCATCCCGGCGGGAAGCGGCGCGGGCGGATCCGTCTCCATCTCGGCCGGCGGATCGTAGAAGAACTGGAGCGAATAGGTCGGCGTCGGGTTGTTGTAGTCGGGGATGACGACCACGCGCGGATTCTGGATGAGCCAGGCGAACTCCTGGCCGCTGACATACTGCTCGGTCGCGGCCGGGATCGCAAGCACGATATTCGGGCTGATGGTCTCCCCATGTAGATTCGCCGGTACGAGGACCGCGTTGGAATTGGGTCCGTAGGAGGGGAGATACACGCGGATGTTGCGGTCGCTGGGCTCATCCTCGACCAAGAGCGTCACCGAGCCGATCTCGCCGCCGCTCACCGGCGCCGCGATGGCCTGGTCGTTGTAGAAGATCGGGACCTGGCGGCCGCTCACCTGGGCCGTCGGCGCGGAAACGCTTCCCAACTGGCGGGTGCCGTCGAGCGGAGCCTTGGGCTGGGTGCTGATGTCGGGGTCTTCGACATAGATCGCGACGCCCGTAAAATTCGCGCTCGTGGCGGTCGGGTCGGTGGTGTAAGACAGATCCACCTCGACGGTGCGGTCTTGCCGCTCGATGATGCGCGGCCCGTTGGGATCCGCCGGGTCGGTGATGATCGTGACGGGCGGGGCCGTGCCCGTGCTCCCCCCGCCGCCCGTGGCGCTGCCTTTGTCGTAGAGCCAGTTGCGCGTGGGGGGCGGAGTGGCGCGAACCCGTGGAAGCTTCATCGCCGTATCGCTCGTTTCATCGCCGGCGTGGTGTAGTTTCCGGCTGAAGTAATTCTCACACTATCGCCCTGGTTTTCGAGGATGATCTCCGTGTTTCCGTCGAAGAAGGTTTGGCCCACGAGCGCGTCGATGAGCACCCGGTTCGCGCCCAGGTTGAAAATCAAAAGCGTGCGTCCCTCGTAAGAGGCCAGATCCGGCAGATCGAGCGTCACGTCGTTCGCGCCGGTATCGACGTTTACCGTTTGATCCGTCGCTTCCACCTGCCAGGGACCGGGATCGGGACCGGCGGTGCGGACGCTGGGCGGCTGGCCGAAGATGAAGATCTCCCGATAGACGGCGAGCGATTCGTCGGTAATGTGGCCGTTGCCGTCGTTCAGAAATCCGCCGACCAGGCCCACTACGTTCGCCAGGTTATCGACCGGGATCCGCACCTGGACGCTCTGGCCGGCGGCCGGGACCAGCACCGGCGAGCTCTGCCCGGTGTCGGCCCAGGCATGCTCCTCGACGATGCCGATGCTCGTCGCATCGACGCCCACCAACGGCGTGGCGAGCGTGACGCTCAGATAGTCGTTGGCGAGGATCGTCGCGAACTGGCCCATGCCCGCGCCGCGGATGATCCGGTACACGTTACCGATCTCCGCGCCAGGCGCGAGACCGGCCCAGCTCGGATCGTCTCCTCCGAACTGGCTTTTGCCGACGCTGTTGTTCCACATGGAGTCGGTGACCGTCAGCCCGTCCGATGAAATGCTGTCGACGATGCTGCGGACGATCAGGACGTCGTTCGCTTTGACGGTATTGGTGGAGTCGCCGGGATGGACGCAATCCGGCGAAACCGTGAGCGTGCCGGTGGTCGAGTCGAAACCCGTCACCGTGAAATTCCAGAGCGGAGCGACGCCGTCGGTTGCGTCTCCGATGGCGCTCACGATGCGGCCGACCCAATTGTCAGACGATCCGATGAACTCGTTGCACTGGATCTGGTTGTTGTCCGGAACCGTGGTGACCAGCAAGCCCGCGATCCCCGAATGGATGACGTGCTTGACGCCAATCTGAACCCACTTCGCCGCGCCATCGGGAAGCGCCTCGGTGTAGCGGTGGAGCGGCCCGGTAAGGGTATAACTGGCCGGGATAGCACCGGTTCCTCCGTCCTGCCAGGCGATCGCGCGGCGATCCGTGCCGGCCCATATGTCCCAGCCGGCCCAGGTGGTTCCCGCCGGCGGCGGCAAGATCGTGAGAGCCACGCTCTGGCTCGACGTTCCCGTTTGCAAGAAGACCGCGCTGACCTTCGAAGGCGTAGCGGGTCGGCCCGACGCGTCGCGGACGGTGACGGCCGCATAGACCGTCTGGCCGCCCGCGAGGTTCCCGCCGCCTGCCGGCGAGATGCTGGCGATCGCGGGCTTGTCTATCGAAACGAAGGTGTTGACGTTCAGGTAACCCGCGATGTAAAGCGCCGGCGCCCAGGATCCGTCCTTCGCGATGTTGTAATCCTGCCACAGTGCGAAGGTTCGCTCGGCGGGATCCGGATAGAGCGGATCCCCCTCGAAAGCCGCAAGATAATCCGGCATCCAGACCAGGCCGATGGGCGAGCCGGTGCGCTCGGGCGGGACGGGCGGCGGGTTCACGCTCTGCGGCAGCGGCCCCGTGTCGTACTGATACATGCTGTCGGTCACGCACTCGGCCTGGATGTCGATGGAGAAGTCCGGATTGAGATTCCAGCTGATGATCCGCCCCTTGCCGGATCCGCCGGGCATTTTGGGGTGCGTGAGCGAGATGACGTCGCCCACCATGTTCTTGAGCGCCAGGATCGTGGTGGTGAAGCTGAAGTTGCGCGCGACCAGCTGCTCGTCCGTGGTCACGTTGCCGGAAGAGTCGCGCAAGACCAGGCCGCCCGTTTCTTCGCGCAGCCGGGTGATGATGATCCGCGAGGCCTGGCTCAGGTTGCTCACCCCTATCAGGTTCATCGTGCTTTGCAGGTAGGTCGGCGATTCCGGCGTCCCGATCAACGAGGCGTGATCGATATCGTAAAGGGTCACGTTGTTGAGCTGGAAATCGTATTCCTCGTCGCCGAATTGCACCTGAAGCCAGTTGAACGCCGGCTTCACCGGCGCGATCTTCAAAGACTTCCACTTCAAGTGCGCTTGGGTGAAGGCGTCGGTCGGCACGGCGTGATAGCGGATGCCGATCCAGAGTTGGCCGTTGACGAAGGTCCAATAGCCCAGGCAGCAGTTGAGAATTTCGGTCAGCCAGTCCTTGACCGGCTTGCGCTCCTTGAGCACGCCGCGGAAGGGAAACTGGTTCTCCTGGGTCGGCGGGGTGGTGACCGGCAGGATCTTATCGACCAGCAGATCGCAGACCGCGGCCATGGCGATCGCCTGGTTGACGTTGAAATACTGCTCCATGACGCTGGGCGGGATGGCGCTCGCGCGCGAGGGATCGAGTCTGAGGCCCATGGCGCGCAGGTAGACGTTGACGGCGACCCAGACGCAGTTGGAGAGCCCCGGCTGCCAGACGCGCGCGCCTGGCGCGCTCCAGACCCAGCCGCCGACGCCCAGGAGCACGTTGGCGGTGATCGAGTGATCGGTGATCGGGGCGACCTGAAGCCCCGCGGCGTCCGTTCTGCGGATCTCGACGAAGGCCAGGCCGCCCGAATAGGTCGATCCGGGAGGGACCGTGTTCCACGGCGCCTGGTCGATGCCCACGAAGTCCGAATTGGGATCGGCCGGATCGTTGCCCAGGATGCCGCGCCAGCCCCCGTTGTGGAAGGCGTCGTGGGGCGGCTGGTTGTCGAGCTCCTGGAGCACCAGGTCGGGATTGTATTTGCCGATGGGCCCGTCGCTTACGATGCCGAGCGCGGCGTAGTAGTCGTTTTCATCGCGGCCGGCGGCGACCGGGGCGACGACGGGCATCGCCTCGTCCGTCCAGACCTCCTGGAGCGGATTCTGGTAGATCGTGTCGTTCGAGACCGTGACGCTCGTCATCCAGGAGCGGCCCCAGCCGAGCACGCCGGTGGTCGAGTCCTTGACGCGCACGGCCTGCTGCGGAACGACGACGCCGCCGAAGGAAGTCTGGACGCCGCGGTCGATGCACGCCTGGTAGGACTTGTCACAGGTGGGGAAGCTCGATGTGGACGGGCAGTAGCGGCCCTTGTACACTTTCCAGCAGGTGCGCGTAATCGTCCGCATGGGGTAGCCCAGCGTCAGCTCGAAAGTCCCGCTCGAGCACGGCAGCACGAAGCGGCCGCTGGTGTCGAGCGCCCACTGCAGCGCATAGCCGCCCCAGAGGTAGCAGAGGTAACCCGAGTCCAGGTGGAAGAGCGAGAACTGAACCACGGCGCGATAGAGGTTGACCTGGTTGGCCCACTGGGTGAATACGTCGTCGGCGTTGCCGAAGGTGAACTGCGCGCTGTCCGACGTCTCGCCTAGCGTCTGGCTGATGCCGCTCCAGGTCAAAAGCCGCGGCAGATACACGTTGCCGTCGACCTGGATCCGTTGATTGGAGATGTAGACGGGCCCGTTTTGCAGCGAGCCGTCCGGATTGCGCGCCTGCGGCTGGATCAGGATGAGCGGGTAAACGTGCTGCGTTTCCTGCGCGAGCGCGGCTTCAAAAACGCTGTCGGGGAACCGGGTGACCTGGTTGGTCGAATTCCAGACCGGCGTGGGCTCGGGCATCACCAGGAAGGTGATGCCGAATTCGCTGGTGAGCATGCCGGCCAAGTGGTCGAAGGAGATGTCCGGATTCTCATACCGGACGTTCCAGGTCTCAAGTCCCTGCGGGCCCGCCACGGCGATGGGAAACGACGCATACTGCGCCTGCGCCTGCTCCCAGTGCGCTTTGACCGCTTCGTACTCTTTGAAATTCAGGTGGTCGCGGCGGACGCGGAGCCGCGGCGCGCCCGGGCCCAGGACAAACCGCTGCTCGGTCTTCAACCCAGGTTGATCGAAAACGTGTATCGCGATGGGCACGTTGTAATCGAGGCCGCCGCCCCAGTCGACGGGAATCGGAAAAGCCGAGATCACGGGCGGATCCGGAATGACGATGGGACCGAGGTTGTCGGGCACCTATTCGATCTCCCGCAGCTGAAACGTCGACTGCGATTGCCCGAAGTACGTGTCGCCCTTGGCGCGGCCGGGACTGTAGTTCTCGGAATACTGGCCGTCGAAGACCACGGTGTAGCGGCCGTCGGTGCTTCCGCCGGTCATGTCGACGGTGTAGGGCGGCTCGGTCTCGCGGCCGAAATAGAAGTAAAAAGGGATCCCTTTATGCGACAGAAAGAAATTGCGGAGAGCGAGCCACTGCGAGGGCATCAGCTTGCCGGCGATGCGGAAGAAGCTGCGCGGGAATTCGACCAGCGGCGCGCGATCGCTCGAGCCGTCCGGATAGTCCTGGTTGATCAGGGACTCGTAGCGCATCTGCTCGTTGAAGGCCATCGAGATCAGCTTCGGCATGACGTCGGTCGGAGCCGCGGGCGTGATGTTCTGCGGCATCAGGCGAGGACGGTCGAAGGCTCGAGCAGGCCTCCGAGCTGGGTGCTGCGGCTTGCGCCGGCGGCGATCGCCGCGGAATTGACGTTGCCGACCACGGTTGGATTCGAATTGAGCACGTTGACCACGTTGCCCGAGAAGAGCGATTGCGCCGCCGCGGGATCGAGCTGCACATAGAGCGCATTACGGGCATTTTGGTTCGCGCTTCCGCCATAGAACAGGCTCGCGGCCGTCGCCATCTGCTGCGTGGTGTAGCCGGTGTAAGGGCTGGCGACGAGCTGGCCGTTCATGTAGGTCGGCTGGAGCTGCAGGCCTGCGGCCGCGCCGCCGAGCGCCGTCGAAGACTGCGCGAAGGTCGCCGGATACATGGGCCGCGGCATGTTGGCCGCCATGATCCCGGTCTCGGCGGCGTAGAGCTGCACGATCTGCTGAACCTGGGGCGAGGCGACGGCGAGCGAATAGTTCCCGCCGAACTGTTGCTTGGCGAGCGAGACGATCTGGTTCAGGATATTCATGTTCGAGATGTCGACGCCATACATCTGCCGGATAAGCTGTCGAACATGCTGCTGATCGTCCTGCTTAAACAGACCAGTGAGGCCAATGGCCGCGCCGATACCGGCGGCCGCGATCCAGCCGAAGGGGCCCGCCGCGATGAGCGGGGCGAAGACGGAAGGAAACAGCGCGGCCAGCGAGCCGGCCGCAAGCAATCCCGAAAATGCTCCTAGGGCGCCCGCGCCGACGCCGGCGAGCGGCGCCGGGATTCTCCCGTTCTGTCCCGCGCGACCGAGAGAGAATGCGCCCTGCATCCCGAGCACGGATCCCATTAGAGTCAGCGGAGCGATCGCGCTAGCCGCCGGATTGAACAGGTTCTGGGCCGGAAGCGTCGTAATCGGGTTGCCGAACACTAATGGAAGCCCGTCGGGACCGACTGCGCCGTACGTAACGCCTCCCCCGACGGTGTAGTATTGCTGAGCTTGTCGGAAAAACGAACCAATGCCGCCGGCTTTCTGAATTTGGCCGAGGAGCGAGGGGATCCCAAATCCGCCTGGCGGCGCTCCCGGCGCGGCGCCCGGCAGCGTCCCTGGAGCGTTGGCGCTCAGCATGGGCGCGAGGCCTAAGAGATTCAGCAGCCCGCCGCCCCCGCCATAGCCGCCGCCTCCATAGGCGCTGCCTCCTGAGAGGCCGGCGCTGCTGAAGGAACTACTAGGCGCGCTGCCGCCGAATCCGATGCCCGGAAGCAATCCTGATAGCAATGGGCCGCCGGTGAACGGTGTAATTCCGCCCCCGCCATAGCCGCCGTCGGTTGTATAAACCGCGTCGGAAATGTCGGGGAACGTCGTCGTGGTCGACGCTGAAGGTCTTCCGCCGCCACCGCTGTATCCGCCGCCGCCGACGGAAGTGGCGGCCGCAAGCGCCGCCCCCGCTATGTAAGGCGCGGTGGGACCTCCCCCAAGGCCGCTTCCAACGATGTCGATTCGTTGATGCGAATCGACCTTAATCTGAGGCGGCGGCCCTTGCTGGTCCCAGGTGGTGTGGACCGCTCCGTTGGTCACGTCCGCGTGGCTCAGGATCTTACTCTCTTGGACGAAATCGGACATCTGCTGCGGCCCTGACCCGAACACCGGCTTCGCTGAGAGCGCGGCCGCCAGGCGGCCGATCCCGCTCTGCGCGAACGGGCCCGAACCGAAGCCGCCGCGCGACTCGAAAGTGACCGGCTGCCCGGTGAATAGAGACATCATCTGGCCGGCCAGGCGGGTGGTGACGATATCCTTGAAGGCCCCGAGCACGGCGGTCTTGAGCGCGTTGCCGATGGCCGACCACACGTTCGATGCCTTCTGGAAAAGCGCATCGAAGATGCGGCCAAAGGCGCTCTTCAGATCGTCGAAAACTTTTCTCTGGTCCTCGGCGACGGTGTCGTTCGCCTTCTTGTACGCCTCGATATAGGCGAGCGTCTGATCGTCGATGCTCTTCTTAGCGATCGCCGCGGCGTCTTGCGCGCCCTTCTCGGTGAGCGCGTCGATGGCGTCCCGCGCGTTCTGCGCGCCGGCGACGGCGTAGTTGTAGATCTCGTCGTTGACGTCCTTGTATTTTGCTGCCATGTCGTCAAACAGCGCGATCTGATTGCGGTAAGCCTGAACCTGCCGGTCGCTGTCCTCCTGAAGGTTCTTCTGCCGCAGCGCGGCGACTTCCTGAAGCGCTTGAATGGCGATATCGCGCTCCTGGTAAATGCCCGCGACCCGCTGCTGCAAGCTTTGATCCTGGCTGGTGTCGATGCCGGCTTTCGCGATCTCGGCACGCCGGCCGACGGCGTCAATGGCCTCCTGCCGGCTGGTCTCGCGCGCCTGTTCCAGATACTGCGACGCCTCCTGGGCGGTGCGCTGCATCACGTCGAGCTCGTATTTGGCGATGGAGTCGGTGGTGTCGTCGGCGGCCTTTTCCCGCGCCCGCTGCAGGTCCTCGAAGGCCCGCTTTATTTCGTTGTTGATGAGAATCTGCTGCTGAATCGCCTGGTCCGGTTTGAGCAGTCCAGTGGCTTTGGCGGCGTTGAGCTGCCGCTGCAATTCCTGGATCGGAATGAGGGCTTTCTGATAAGCGACCTGGGCGTCTTGCTCGTGGATCTGCCGCACCTTCTCCGCGCCTTCGACCTCGAGGGCGATCTGCTTGGCTTCGAGAGCGGCGCGCTTATCGGCCGTGTCCGCGATCGCTACGGCCGCGAACTGGGCCTGCCGCGCGGTCGCCGCTTTGACCATCTCGGCTTCAGCCTGAAGCCGCTTCTCCAACTCATCGAGCTGGGCCTCGTAATCTTTTTTGCGGAGTTCCTCTAATTCGTGCTGGACCTCGGTCCAGATGGCGAGGTGATAATTCGCGAGGGCCTTCGAGCTCACCTTGCCTTTTTCGTAATACTCGGCCCATTTGGCGGTGATGGCGGCGATGCCGCCGAGCTCCTTTTCGCGCGCTCGCGCAAGTTCGGCCTCGGATGCCTTGATCGCCTCGCCGATCTGTTGGGCGCTCGCGGCGAAGGCCGCCTGCTGCTCGCCGAAGACGCTTCCGTATCCTGGCGTGCCCTGGGGTGCGCCTGCCACGTCCCGCGCCGGAAGAGGTCTCCCCGGCAGCTGCGGCCCGTATTGCGAGCCACCGACGCGAGGGGCTCCCGGCGCGTGGCCCCCCTGCGCGGCGAGTTGCTCCACCGGGACGCCGCCGATGCTCATGTCGAAAAACTGACCGGTCTTGACCAGCCAGGGGTGCCGGGTGATAAACTCCGTCAGCCAATCCTGGACCTCCTGGGAAGTCTGCGTGAACATATCGCGGAGCAGTCTCCCGACTCCATAGCCGACGAACGCGGAAAGCGCAATCGTCGCGCCGCCGATGAGCGTCGTCAAACCCGTGAAACCTTGTAAGGCAAGGCTGAAAAAAGTCGAGATCGATCCGGCTTCAAATGCAAGTGAGATAGCCGCGCCCAGATCTTTGAGCACACCGATGAGCGGCATGAGAAGCGCCTTCCAAGGCGCGAGCAGCGCCATGACGCCACGGACTGCCAGTCCTACGGCCCCAATCGCCGCCGCCAACGCGAGCGTCGCCTCGGTCGTCTGGCGTATAGGCTTTGGGAGGTCGTTGAAATCCTGGATCAGGCCGGAAATTATGTCTGCCCCCGTGCTAACTGCAGGAAGCGCATCGTTCTTGACTGTGTCGCCGAGGCCCTTCCATGCATCCTTTACTTTGTCGACCTGGTTGGTGTAAAGCTGCTGCCCGATGTCGGCGCCTTTGCCTTGCGCGCCGCGCTCCATCCCTTTCAGGAGCCCTTGCACGAACGCGAAGCCCTGCAGTTCGCCGTAATCCTGGGTATCGCGGATATCTTTGACGCTGAGCGTTACGCCCTTCTGGTCTTTGCTTAGTTTTTGGATGGTCTGAATGACCGGGACGCCCGCCTGCATGATCGACAGCAGTTGCCTGTAGCTCACTAAGTTCGAGGCCTGGATGGTGCCAAGCTGCGTCGTGACGCGCACGAAGTCCTCTGCGCTGCCCCCGGCGGCGGCGATAGAGTCCGCGATGATTTTCACCTCGCGCGGGATATCCCCGGCCGCTACGCCCAGCCGGGCGAGCGCGGCCCCGGCGGCGAGAATCGAATCACGGTCGAAAAGCCCGTGCTGGGAGATGTCCTCGAGTTGCGCCATCACGGCGGCCGCTTGCGAGGCCGACTGGAACATGTCGCCCAGCGCCAGGCGCGTGCGGGTGATGGCGTCGCCCGCGCGCAGAAGATCGTCGGCGAGCTTGGTGAATCCGATGCCGGCGAACGCCGCCGAGAACTGCTCGAGCGCGCGGCTCGACTGGATGATGGACAGCGTAAAGCGGTTCATCCCGTTGGCCGCGACCTGCGAGGCCTGCTGCGAACTCGTGCCGATGCTCTTGATGTTCTGGTTAAGCGTGTTGATGGCGCTGTTGGCGCTCTGCGACTGGAAATCGACCTGAATGTAGATCCGGTTACCAGCCATGGTGTCTATGCCTCGGCCTGGTTTGGTCGATCTGCATCACGGGGCGGTTTTGGCCGCGGAGTTGGGCCTCCTCGCTGCGTCGCTTCATTTCCTCCTCCTCGAAGCGGCCGCGCTCCTCGGAAATGATTCTGAGCAGGCGAAACTGCATGTAGGTTAGATCAGATAGTGGGATTGTAATGCCGTGGTTCACCGCGAAATCGAGATCGATCGCCGCCGTGATCGCGCCGCCCATCGGCGTGAACCTCATAACGTCCTCGAGCCGAGCGAGCGGGCACTCATTGCATGCCGGGGAAAAGTCGTCCGCTTCGGGATCCGCCATATTCACGTCGGGACAGTCCGTGACGCCGGGACAGAGATGTTTCCTGCGGAAGAGCCGGTGAACGATGAATCGCGGCGTAGGGTCTTCCGGCCAGGCGCCGCCGGCTAAAAATCGTCGGAATCCTCGTCGGCGCGGCTGTTGATCTCCTCGTCCAGCTGCTTGACCACTGCTTCCCAGGCGGCGAACTTGTGGATGGCCGGAACCGGATGGCCGGCGTAGTCCTCGCTCGAGCCCTTGCATTTGTCCCAGAATTCCGCGCCGTGCTCGATACGCGGCCGCATCTCCTGTTTGTTGAACGGCAGGTTCTTGATGCGCGAGCCGACGCCGTCCTTGTACTTGATGATGTCGTCGGCGCTTGGGATCTGAAGCGTGTGCCGTACCAGGCCGTGATAGACCTTCATGACGACCGTCGCCTGGTTCGCGGGCATTTGCACGTCGCGGATGTCGAACTGCTCGAGCGCGTCCAAAATGCGCGAGGCCTCGCCGCCGGAAATTGAGGGCGCCCCGTTCAGCTTGATGGATTCGTAGATGCGGTGGTCGGTTTTGGTGTCGTGGATGGTTTCCATCTGATGCTGGCCGCGGCCGAGCTGCTGGACAATCATGCGCTTCATGCGCCGGCGCTCGATCCACTCCTCGTCGCTCGGCCAGCGGATCAGAACCTTGGCGGGATTGCCTTCCGGAGTGCGAACGTCGAACTCGAGGTCTTTACTGGGATCAAACATTACGTGCTCCTTTTTAAACTCCGAAGATGCCGGTTTTGGTGGTGGTCGCGCTCAGCGTGATGTAGGGCGTCACGCCGTCGGTCGGCTTCAGGATCGCGACTTCGCAATTGACGGTCACTACGCCGTCCTGCTCGCCGGTGACGTCCGCCGAGATCATGGTGCGCGGAGCGCTGATGGTCATGTCGTTGAAGTTGGAGGCGTCGATGGCCGCGCCTTTCACGGTCACCGTCGTCGGCCCTTCGGTCAGGCTGATCAGGTTCTGAAATTCCTGCGAGCCTTTCTGCGCGCGCGCCACGAAGCGGAACGTGCAGCTGCGCGTGCCGAACTCCATGCGGCCGCGGATCCCGAAGCCGTTCTGGGCGCCCGAGCCGGGATAGTAGCCCGACGTCGTGTTGACGTTGTTGTTCCAGGCGAACTCGAGCGAGACGAAGTTGCCGCCGAGCATGTAGTCGATCCCGTTGACCGTCAGCACCGTGACGCCGTTGGCGTTCAACAGGTGCTCGGGCGTGTTGGCGGGAAAGGTCAGCCCCGAAGGCGCGTCGACCTGGCCGGTGCCGATGAAATTCGCGGCCACGCGGCAGTTGTTGCGGCCCGGGCCCGACTCCATCGTGATCGTGAAGTCGTTGACGACCATGCCGATCGCCGCGCGGTCCACCACCGAATTGGGCGAGGGGCGGATCTGCTCGGCCCAGGTGAACGCCGGCAGGTTGATGCAGCTTCCGCTTGCCGGATCCTGCGGCGTGGCGTCATAGTGGAAGCCCGTGCCGGCGGCCGCGCCGGTCGCCTTGCCCAGGCCGAAGCAGAACAGCCAGGCCATGAATTCCGAGGTGCAGTATTTCTGCAGCGGCACCGTGGTCGAGGCGCTCGTGGGAAAAACCTGAGTAGGAAACTCGTCGCCCTTGCCGATATCGAGCGCGTCGGTCTCGGTCGCGAGCGCCAGCGTCATCAGGTCCGTGTTGGTTTTGAGCAGGCTCCAGATCTCGGCCGGAGTGTTCTCGGTGGTGAGATCGGCCTGCGGCACGAAGCCGAAGGCGATCTTGGTTTCGCGTATGTTCGCCGGACAGGACAGCGTTGCGGTTGGGTTTGGTGTAGCCATTTAGGGTGCTCCCGTTTCTGAATAGTCTCCGGTTTCTTTGAATTCCGCCATGACGGCGAAATAATCGACTCCTTCGGCATCGACGACCCGCGTGATCTCGGCGACCTCGGCCGGCAGCACGCCGTCCATGATCGAGCAGCGCCGCCAGCGCATGCCGTCGCCCGGGACCGGCACGCCGTCGACCAGGTACTTCACGATGTCCATGGGCTTCGCGCCGGGGGCGGCGCGGGCATACATGTTGTAGCGGTGGATCCAGGCCTCCATCTCGCGGTTGGCGTTCGCCTGGGTTTCCTGGAAGGCCACGAGCACGGATCCCGGCGGCATTTCATAGATCGCCTTGGTGAGCGAGTTTTTCTTCGGGTTCTCGTCCACGAACGGCACGATCATGCCGGGGTCCTGGTTGGCGAGCTGGGCGACCAGCTCGGGGATCTGCTGGAGCGTGTCCGCCAGGGCGATCGTCAATTGGGCCAGGTCGATCACTTGATGGGGATCCACGCTTTCTCGACCCAGTCGCCATAGGCGCCGACCGACTCTTTCAAAATCTCGTTGATCTCGGGGCCCGAAAACCCGATCATCTGCTCGTACTGGTCGGCCTTGGCGGCCGCGGCGCGCGTGGCGCGCTGGGTCGGCTCGGCGCGGATCACGCCGTCGATGGCTTTGCGGAGCTGAAAGTTGGCGGCCAGGGCGCCCGTGAAGCGGTTGTCGCGGATCGGATGCTCCTGGCGCAGATACGCCTTCTTGACGAAGAAGTATTTCTTGCCGAGCGGCTTGGCCTGGTTGCCGTCGGCGTTGATGCCCTTGGACCACCGCTCGAGCTGCCGCTTCACCATCTCGTTGCCGATGGCCGTGAGCACGCCGTTGTCGAGCCTGGCGGGGCGCACGCGGCCGCTTTGCTTGACCTGCACCTGGAGTCCGCCGGCCATCAGGGACGCTCCTGAAGGACCAGGCGGAAGACGCCCACCTTGGTCGCGTCGACGCGCACCACGTCGTAGATGACGCCGTTGTTGGTCACGACATCGCCCAGGTCCGGACTCAATCCCAGGTCGGTGAAGTCCGACTGCCGCACGGTGATGTTGGAATAGCGGCCCGGCGAAACTTCCTCGGCCTCGGCGCCCTCTTTCCAGAGGACGTCCAGCATCATGGAAGCGCCCGCGTCTGGCGCGTAACTCACCTGGCAGCCGAAGACGGCGAATTCGGCCGCCCATAGCGTGGGCATGTACATCGCGACGAAATTGGTGAGGGGCGAAGACGCCATTTTTCCTTTCTTCTGCTTCCACGCTCCCGAGTCAGCCCAGTCTGCCCAGGAGCGTGGTCGCTTCCCGCGGTACGCCGGGACTCTATGGGGAATCCGTAGCCATGGCTTTTCCGGATTCCGAAACCGCCGTCTCGCGCCAGATCTGCGATTGCCCGGTATAGCTCAGGCATGGACCCGCGCGCGAGGATTCGGCTAGACGTTGAGCTTTGTCGTCTCCGTCCAACAGATAGAGCGCCATGGATCGCGGGATCTCATATTCGAGGTCATCCCGGATGATCCGGCGCAGATAGCGGGTCTTGCGCCCCTCGTCGGTGATGCCGCCTCTTCGTAGATTGCCGTTTCCTGCCTTGTCCGTCACCGTATTTAGCTCTCCTTGACCCTTTCCCGGCCCCAACCACCGGACCCGGCCCTCCGGCGCGTTTAAACGGGGAGAAACGCCTTTCTACAGAACCTTGGCCGCGAAGCTCGCGTTGGGCCGGTAGGGCACCATGATCGGCGCCGACTGGAGCATGACGTAACGCACGCTGGGATCGTATTGCACCCAGCTCTTGACGTAGTAGGGAACCGGCTGCAGGCCGATCTCCTCGTCGCGGATCGCGCCGAAGGCCTGGACGCCCTCAAGCGCGGGCGAGCACATGAGCACGGTGCCGGCAGGCAGGATCTGCTTCTCGACGCCGTCGGCCGGATCCACGTACCAGCCCGAATAGACCCAGATATTGAAACCCTCGACGGTGCCCATGAACACGCCGCCCTCGGTCACCTGGGCGTCGAGCTTCATGGTCGGCGGGGCTCCGATGGCGCGGAACAGGTTCAAGACCTGCTGAATGCCGGCGTCGGCGCGGAAAACCTTCCACACGTCCACGGTCATCACCACGTCGTTGGGAAATACGCCGGTGTCCTCGAGGCAGACCTGCGCCCAGTCCTGAAGGTTGTTCAGGATGGGCGGCGTGGCCGCGCTCCAGAGCGGGCTGGCCACGATGGTGTGCGTGGCCGAACGCTGGAAATCGACGACCTGCGTCGGGTATTTGTCGCCGGTGATGGTGCTCTTGCCGGTCGCGAGCACCTCGCCGCACATGACCTCGAGACGCCGGCGCAGCATGTTGAGCTGGTCCTGCATGTCGAAGGCGATGAGCGCGCGCAGCCGGTCGGCGGGGCTCATCACGCCGCCGATCTGCTCGCCCGGGGCTCGCTTCAGCGGGCGGTTCATGTCGAACACCCGCTTGTCTTTGATGTAGGCCGGCGTGAACGTGTTGGTCACATAACCCTGGGTCGCGACGACCTGGCCTTCGACCAGGGGCGAGACGAACGGCGCGACGCGCCTCTTGCCCTGGATCACGTCGAAATGAATCTGCTCGCTCGCCTCGGCCTGCGTGATGGGGAAGAACCGGTCCAGCAGAAATTGCGGATTGCCCAGCAAGCTTTGCAGCACGGCGGTCAGAACATCGGTTGAAAAGACATCAGCCATGTTTTCTCTCCGTTAATACTGGGCGGGTTGGAATCGATGCAGGCCGCCGCCTGTACCAGGGGCGGCGGCCCGCAGGAATTTTGCAAACCTATCGTGACGACTTGGGCGGCGGCGGCCGGTGCTCGTGCTGGCCGGGATTGTCGGCCTGATGCTGCTGAGCCGGCTGCTGCTGCGCGGCCTTCTCGTCGGCCTGCTGCGCCTGCTGGAGCTGCTTCTGCGCGTCCTGCTGCGCTTTCTGCGTCTCCTGCATTTGTTTTTTGCCCAGCTCGGACAGCTCCTCGCGCTGTTTTTGGAGCAGCTCGTCGAGTTCCTGCTGCTGCTTGGCCTGGAGCTCCTCGCTTTTCTCGGCGGCCTGGTCCTGGGCCTGCCCGGTCTTGGTTTCCGGACGTTCGCCGAAGGCCGCGGTCGCCCACGCCGGATCCTTGGACGCGGCGCTTGAGCCGGCGATGGGCACGCCCGCCGATCCCGGCTTCCAGGCCTCGAGCGCGGCCTTGATGGCGTCGACTTCCTTCTGCGTTTGCGCTTTGGCTTCCTTGGGCCCGAGCGCCTGCGGCATCGGTCCGGACCCTGCGGGCAGGCCGGTCATCGGCACCAGGATGCCCGACCGCTGCTCGACGGTGAGCGTGTAGATCCCGTTTTGCCAGAGCTGCGGATATTGCGCCGCGGGGCCGCCCGTGCCCCAGATGAGCGAGGTATCGAGGAACTTGCCCTGCGTGTACACCAGGCCGGTGACGGCGCCGCCGGCGCCGGTGTCGATGTCCTGGGCGAGGATGGCGCAGGCCGCGCCAGTGAGCGACAGATTGCCGGTGCGCGCGCCGCCGGCGGCCCAGCCGGATAGCACCTGGCCGCGCTTGAGCACGCCCAGAGAGGGCGCAATGGGGGCGCTCTGCGAAATCGTCTCGCTCGCGAAGAGCGGATCGTAGTTGAAGGTGTTGCTCCAGAACGAAGCGGTCGAAATGACGCCGGGACTGGCTGGTTGTACGGGAGAACCCATGGCTGTTATTTGCTCCTTTTTCTCGCCGGCGTTTAGTTCTTCGCCGGCGCGCTGCGGAATTGCGGATATTTGCGCGCGTCGGGAACGTGCGCCAGGATGCGGGCGACTTCCGCCGAAGGCGAATCGTCGGCGATGCCCTCGAGGCCGACCCCTATCTGCGGGTTCGGCACCTGCGCCATGCGCTGCTCGAGCGCGCCGGCGCCGGGCTTGGGGCCGGCGGGGCTCGCCTGGAGCAGCTTGCGCGCGGCTTCCGGGGTGTGATCGGTTTCGAGTGCCAGCATGCGAGCCAGATCTTCCCGGCCGCGCGCCTCCTCGCAAGTCAGAATGTCGGCGATGCGCTGCCGATCCGCGTTTGGCTGTACCAAGTCTCCACCTCCTCGTGGGATTGAACTGTCGTCGGGCTCCTGCTCGGTCCCGTCGCTTTCGTCCTCCTCCTCGCCGTCCTGTTCGCCGGGAGGGTCGGGACAATTCGCGTCGTCGTTGATGTCCTGGTTGTCTTCCTCGAGCTCGTTTTCGTCGAGCGCGGTTGCCGCGGCCGCCGAGGCCTCCACTTCCGGTTTTCCACCCTCAATCGAGGCCGAAAAAGGCGAAGCAACCGTCCTGGCTCCCTCGCCCAATAAGTCCTCAAGCGAGCCGATGGAATCCGCCATGCCGACGGCGATGGCGTCCCGCGCGCTCATGAGGCTGCCGCGTCCGAAATCGCGGGCGACCGTGGCCGAGGCCTGTCCGCGAAAACCGGCGACTTTGTCGATAAACAGCTGCGCCAGGCCGTCCACCATCTGCTGGAGCTGCCGGCGTCCCTGGTCGGTCGCGGGATCGGTGCGCTTGAGCGGCGACTGCGTCGAGACGATCTCGTAACGCTTCACGCCGCTGCGCTCGGCCGCGGCGCGGTCGTCGTACACCGTGGCGAGCACCCCGATGGATCCGAGCTGGCTGGTCTCGTCGGCCACGATCCGGTTGGCGGCCGAGGCGAGCCAGTAGGCGCCCGATCCGGCCAGGCTGTCGACATAGGCCGTAACCGGCTTTTGCTGCGCGCCGGCGCGGATCATATTGGCCATCTCGTTGACGCCGTCGACCTGGCCGCCCGGCGAATTGATGGCCAGGACGATGTTTTTGACGGCGGGATCGTCGAGCGCGGCGTGAAAATCGAGCGAGAGCTGCTCGATGGAAGTGCCGCCCAACAGCCAGGTGAAGATCGAGCGGTAGCGCAGCAGCGGCCCGCGCACGTTGAGCACCGCGGTCCCGTTGTGGTTCTCGACGTCGCCGTCGCCGTTTCCGACCGGAGCGCCCAGGCGCGCGGCCAGGCCTTCGAGATTTACATCCTGCGGCGGGTTGTCCATCAACGCAGAGAGCGCCTCGGGCGTGATCACCCAGGGTCGCTGATAGAGCGCCAGGCGAAGCGCCGCGAGCTGGGGCGCGAGATCGTCGTCGGCCGTTTGCGGATTTGGCATTTTAGGTCGGTTCCCTCACCGGCGCTTCTTCGGGCTGCGCCGGGAATCCGAGCGGTTTGGGCGGCGCGGGCTCTACCCACAGGCCGGCCGCCTGGAGACGCTTCTTCTCGATCCATCGCTGGTCGATGACGTCGTTGTAATCGAGGCCTTGCTCGGCGCACTCGGCCTCGAGGGTCGAAATGCCCGTGGCCATGCGCACCTGCGCGGCCTCGGCCTCCTTCACCGGGTCGATCCACCCGCGCCCCGGCCCGATCCACTTGGCGCGCGCATAGAAGGCCTTCATCCGGTCGAAGTCCGGCGCTTCGACCAGCCCCTTGGAGACCGCCTCCTCGAGCCAGAGCTCGTACACCGGCTGGGCCCAGTATTGAGTCAGGAAGGCGCGCCGGGTGACGAAGTAGCGCCAGGACTCAAGCAGCGCCGCGCGGGCCGACGAGTAATTCGTTTTGCTGAAGTCCTTCATCAGCTGCTCGTAGGGCAGCCCCATCGACACGCCGATCTGGCGCAGCACGTATTCGCTGAACGCGGAAAACTGCGGCGCGGGCCGGTCGGGCGCGAACGGCGTCATCTTGTCGCCCGGGAACAGCGGGATGAAGGTGCCGCCCTCGAGCTGGACGCGATATTCGTTTTTCGCGGCCAGATAGGCGTTGGGATCGCCGCCGACCATTTCGGACAGACTCGCGGGATCGAGCGGCGTCTCAATGACGCCGGCGACCAGGGCATTGACGATCGCGCTTTGCAGCTCCGCGCGCTGATAGGAATCGATCATGCGGAACTGCTCGATCACCGGCGCGAGGATCGGCTTGCCGCGCGTCTGGTCGACGCGGTCGGAAGGGTAGATATGAATCACCCGCCGGCGGCCCCAACTCGTCGCGGCGGGAATGCGCTCCCATTCGCCGGCGATGCCGCCGATGGCCGGGAAAAACATGGCCGGCCAGGTCGAGATCTTGCGGACGTGATAGGCGAGCGGCCGTCCGTAGTTGTCCATCTCGACGCCGCCGCGCAGGCACAGCGTCGGCGTCATGTTGCCGGGGTTGGACAAGCGGTCGGTGTCCACCAGCTGGAAGCAGGTGCGGAACGTGGAAAGCTCGGGACGGTCGAGCCACAGCGGAAGCGCGAGCGCCTCGCCGTTTTGAAGCAGCGAGCGAAAGGTGAGCTGCGTGAGGCCCGCGAACGCCAGCTTATTGGCCGCATCGCAGGCCGTGCTGTCGGCCCAGGCCTTCCACAGGCTCTCGACGTTCTGCCCCCAGCTTTCCGCCCAATCGGGATCCTTGCTGAGCGCACGGTAGTCGGGCCAGCAGCTCAGGCGCAGGCCTGCGCCGACCGTGTTGTCCGAAACGGACTGAAATGCGCCGGCGGCGACGCCGTTGTTGCGGTCGAGATCCCGCGATCGCGCGACCAGCGTGCCCACGTCGCTCAACAGCTCGGCGTCGGCGGCCGCGCGGATCGGCAGCCAGTTCGACAATTGCTTGCGGATCCAGCTCGCGCCCGTATACGGCGTGTCCCGGTAGCCGTACCGTCCGTATCCGTAGCCGGATCCGTACGTCCAGCCGCCGTCGGGGCCGCCTTGCGCCCGCACATCCGGCTGGCCGCGGCCGAACAGGCGCGCGAGCAGGCCCGGTTTGGACGGCCTCGGCTGCGGGTTGGGCGTCAAGGCCATAGGAAGAAGCTGAACGGCTTGCGGCCGCGCGTGTATCCGCTCGTCATCGAGCCCATCGGGTTGGACGGATCGGGCCAGACGTCGCCATTGGCGACTAGTCCGGAGAGGTAATCGATCATGCGCTGCATATCCGCCGAACTGGTGGGGTTGAATTGCACGCGGCCGAGCTGCGGCGTCTCGACGGCCGCGGGCAATTGACCCGTGAGTAGCAGAAACATCTGCTGCTGGGCCTGGGCGAGATACCACGAGGGCGGCTGCGCGGGCGGGCTGTATTGGGGAGAGACGCCGGGGGGATTCATGATCATTCCAAAAACGATTCGTTTGTGCGCAGGGGCCGGAAGGCCGGCGCGGGCGATTTCTGGGTCTTTGCGCCCCGGCTCGCGCCGGCGGAAAGCGCCCGCTCGATCTCGTCCCATTTCTCGGGCGGATACATATCGAGCCGCAAAGACGCGGCGGCCGCCATGGAATAAATTCTGCAATCAAGGGCTTCGTTCCGATCGCGGCGCTTTTCCCAGCGCGTCTGCCTGAGCCCGTTGGGCAGCGTGCGCGTCACCAGCTGCTCGGCGCAGAGCTGCTCGAAATATTCCTTTCCGTATTGCGGGAAATGACAGAATCCCGCCGGCCACGCCTCGCCCTTCGCCAGGTCCGGGACCGACGACTTGAGCCACCTGTAAAGCTGCTCTTTGCCGAGCGAAACGTTGACCGGCCACAAGCGCACGCCGTGCTTCATGCGCCGCCCTTGCGGCCCGACCTCGATGAACGAAGGCATGCCGATCAAGGCGCTCGTGTGAGAGTCGCCCTTGACGCCCATCACGCGCGCGGGGCCCGCGGCGCGGACGAAATCGTAGACCTCGGGCGCATTGAAGCCGGTATCGACGGCCATGCGCTGGATCGCGAGCGAGCCGCCATAGGCGCTCGGGAACTCCTCGTCGAGCAAGCCCGCCAGCTTGATCCAGACTTCCGGCTGCTGCGTGTCGCCTTCGAGCACGCGATAGTCGACCGACCAGGACTGCTTGGCGCGGCCCCAGGCGACGATCTCGACTTCGATGCGCTTGACCTGGACGTCCACACCGGCCGTCAACGCCAGGCCGCCGGCGGGAACCACGCCGATGGGATAGAGCTCGCGCCGCTCATAGAGGCGGTCGGCGTCGGGCACTTCGCCTTCGTCGGCCCAGGGCAAGCCGAGCACCGTGTTCCAAAACACCTGCAGCTTCTCGCGGTTTTTCTCGGCGACGGCGTCTTCGTACATCTCGGCGATCTGGCCCCAGCTGAGCCACCCCACCGGCGAATAGAGGCTCGACAGATAGAAGCCGCGGATCCGCCCGTCGCCCGCCGAGCTCGGCCGCCACTCCCCGCGCCGCAGCATGAATTCCTTGGCGTGATTGGAGATCGCCTGGCCGCATTCCTCGCAGACGTAGTGCGCGGCGCGCGGGTTGCCCTTGGGCCAGCGCAGCTGCTCGAAGCGCAGCGTCTGCATGTGGATGCAGTGCGGGCACGGCACGTAATACTGGCACTTGTCGCTTCGCTCGTAATAGCTCTCGATGCGGCTGCGGCCGGCGACGACCGGCGTCGAGGCGATCAGGACCTTGCGGCGGGGATAATTCGCCGTCCTGGCGATCGCCAGCTGGCACGGCTCGCCTTCGCCTTCGACGTCGCCGGGATAGCCGTCCACCTCGTCCAGGAACAGATAGCGCGTCGGCATCGAGCGCAGGCCTTTGGCCGAATTCGCGCCGGTGAGAACTAAAATGCCGCCGGGGAATTCCTTGCTCAAAACGGTGTTGCCCGAGTCGCGCGAACGCGGCTCGCGCACCAGCTCGCTCAAGGCGGGACAGTCGGCGATCAAGGGCGCGATGCGCTGTTTCGAGTTGCGTTTTGCCATCTCGGTCGTCGGCTGCACGGCTAGAAACGGCCCCGGCGCCATGTGGATCACATATCCGATCCAGTTATTCCCACATTCCGTAGCACCGATCTGTGCTCCCTTCATGAAGACCACAATCTCGGCGCGATCAGAGGGCGAGAGCGCGTCCATGACGCCTTTCAGATACGGCGTGCGCGAGGTGCGCCACGGCCCCGGCTCGGGCGAGCTGGTCACCGTCAGCACGCGGTTGCGGTCGGCCCACTCGCTCACCGTCAGCGCCGGATCCGGACGCATGCCGTTGGCGAAGGCCTGCGTGTAGACGGCTTCCGCGAGATCGGCCTCGAGCACCGACGGGGCCGTGCTCATCCGAGCTCTCCTCCCGCGAACTGATCGAGCAATACGCGGATCTCATTTTCGAGCAGACCGTGGACCGCCGCGGGATCGCTCTCGGCGGCGAGCTGGGCGGCGATGCGGTTGGGCAGGTTAAACAGCGCGTCGCGCAGGATGCGGCCGCGGTTGTGGGCGGCGATCTCCACGCTGCGCTTGAGCAGCAGGTTGCCCTGCCGGCGCTCGAACTCGAGCCGCGCCAGGCGCGCGGCAAACAGCTCTCGGGCCGCGCGGGCCTGGGCGAAGCTGTTGGCGGCCGCCGGCTGATGGACGCCCTCGGCAAGCTCTTCCGGATCCTGGCGCCGGCGGTGCCCGTTGCGCGCCTTGGCATGGTGGGTGTTGGCTTCCCAGTCCCGGTCGGCTTTCTCGGAATCGATCTTACCGTCGGCCTGGCGCTCGATGCGGCCGCTCGACACCGCATACTGCACGGCGTTGAGCTCGCAGCCCCGGTGCCGGGCGTATTCGGTGATGGTCATGAGCATCTGTGATATCGTTTTTCACAGGCTCAACGGAATTCCAGGATTTGATCTGCCATCAGCCTCGCTCCTTCAACCGAGCGGGGCTGTTTTCTTTTGGCGGCCCGAGTCTCAAATGATCTCGTCGTCGTTTTCGTCGCCGTCGTCGTCTTCGTCGTCCGGCGGCCCCGCGCGTAGATCAAGCATGGCCGCAGAATAATACAAATCCGGCGTTTTCACAACAGCGTGCGCGAGCCGCCCGCATCATCGCCACGGCTTCGCCCCTTCAAAAAAAGCTTATTTTGCTTGCCTTTCGGCGGTTTCAATGGCCTGGATGGTGATGCTTCCGAAGGGAGCAGAAAAGGAAAACAGAATCAGTATGAACGTACCGACCACAACCGAAGAGACCGCCGACGCCGCGCAAACGCCCGCGCAGGAAGCGCCCGCCAAGGCCAAGAAAGCCAAGGATGAAAGCGCCGCCGGCAAGCGCGCCCGGGCGAAAGCCAGCGCGAAGGCGATGACGCCCGCGCCCAAGGCCAAGGCGGCCAAGAAGAACGCCGCCAAGGCCGCCAAAACGGCCAAGGAAGCCAAAGGGAAACAGGCCGCCGCGCCCAAGTCCAAGACGCCGCAGACGGGCAGCAAGAGCGCCGCGATCCTGGCGATGATCGGCCGAGCCAAAGGCGCCACGCTCGCCGAGATCATGAAGGCTACCGACTGGCAGGCGCACAGCGTGCGCGGCTGGATCTCCACCGCGGCCGCCAAGCATAACGTGGATATCCTTTCGGAAAAGAACGCCGCCGGCGAGCGCTGCTACCGCATAAAGGGCTAGCCCGCCGCCAGCCCCGCCTTTAACGCCGCCGCCGGATTCTCCCCGGCGGCGGTTTTGCTTTGTGCGGTCCGCACGGCGCGCACTTCGTCAAATGTCTGGCCGGTCGCTTCCATCTTCGCCGCCGCGCCGCTGAAATTCTGATAGCGCATGCAGATCACGTCGCAATAGGAGGGATCGATCTCCATCAGGCGCGCTTGGCGCTCGAGCTTTTCAGCCGCGATCAGCGTGCTGCCCGAGCCGCCGAAGAGATCCAGCACCGCCGACCCTTTGCGCGACGAGTAGAGCATCGCGCGGGCGGCCAATTCCACCGGCTTTTCGGTGAGGTGCACCATCGCAGTGTGACTGACCTTCTTGACCGTCCAAACATCGGTGGCATTGGTGACCTCGGGATTAAACCAGTGGCCCGCGCCTTCGCGCCATCCGTAGAAGCACCATTCGTGATTGCCCATGAAATCCTTGCGCGTCAACACCGGATGCTCTTTCACCCAGATAATCGCCTGGGAAAAGTAGAGCCCGGAGGCGGCGAGCGCCGGCGGATAGTTAGCGCAATTGGCGTATCCGCCCCACAGGTAAAACGATGCGCCCGGCTTGAGCGCCCAGGCCAAATTGCCGAACCACGCCGCCAGCATGTGAGCGTAGTCGGCTTCCTTCATGAAGTCGTTTTCCAGGGCGCGATCCTTCGGGCGCATCTTCTTCGTGGTGGCTTTCGCTTTGGCATTCCCGCGCGCCAAGTCAAATCCCTGATGGTGCTTAAGACCAGCGAACGAGGAAAGGCCCGCGGCGATCGCGTTGTTAGATCGCGGCTCCACGCGCACGTTGTAGGGCGGATCGGTATTCACCAGATCCACGCTCTCGGCTGCGCCGATCAATCGCGCGACGTCCTCGCGCTCGGCCGAATCGCCGCATAGTAAACGGTGCGAGCCCAGGATCCACAAATCGCCGCGCTCGGTGACCGCTTGCTCCAGCGGCGCCGGCGCGGACTCTTCGGCTTGTTCTGACTCATCGGTCAACAGCAGATCCAGCTCAGTCTCTCGAAAGCCGAGCAGATCCAGATCGAAATCCTCGTCGCGCAGCTCGATCATCAGATCGCGCAGCAGCCCCTCGTCCCACCCGGCGTTTTCCGCTAACTTGTTGTCGGCGATGATGTAGGCGCGGCGCTGCGCGTCGGTCAGATGATCGAGCACCACCACCGGCGCTTCCTTGAGCCCGAGCGATCGCGCCGCCAGCAAACGTCCGTGGCCGGCGATGATCCCGTCGGTCGAATCCACCAACACCGGGTTCACGAATCCGAACTCGCGAATGCTCGCCGCGATCTGCCGCACTTGCGCGTCGGAATGCGTGCGCGGGTTGCGCGCGAACGGCACGAACCGCTCCAGCGGCCAGATCTCAATATGCCGCGCCATGGCGAGCGTCGGTTGCGCCATCGCCTTACGCTATCACGCCAGCGCAACTGGGAAGAAATGGGAAGAATTGGGTATTTGGGTGGGAAGAAACGGGGGGTTTAGAACTGTGCGTCTACAGTCCAGTGCTCGCCGTCAGCGGTGCTCGCATCGCAAACGTACTTGGTGCGGATGAGCGCGCCGAAGGAATTCTGCGCGTCCACGTAGGACTGGATGCGATATCGGCCGCCGCCTAGATTGACCCGCGTTATTTCGTCGCCGAAACGCGCGGTGGCCGGCGCTTTGAGCTCGTCCTTGATGTGCTGCTCACAGATGGCCTGAGCGCCAAACTCATTGCGGTAGATCGTTTCCTCTTTTCGCTGCGTCTCTTCGGCGGCCAAACGCGCAGCTTTGTCCTTGGCGTTTTCCGGCATGAGCCAGCCTATGATTGCCAGCGGAAGCAACACCACGAAAGACCACGCTATAAATCGCACTGCCCACTCATCGATCCGTTCACGTCTCGTCGTCGGTCGGTTTGCCATAAAACCACATGGACGCGTGGACGGCCCCGTCCCGGCACACGCCAGGGGCTACACCCTATGTCTTTGACGCCGCGCCACAAAACACGGCGGCTCCGTCGCGTGGGATGGGCGCCCTCCGTTTTCATAGGTACTACGCCGCCATTCCGCGCAGCCGCGGGTGTCCAACCCGCACCGGCTAGCTAGCGACAGGGCGCTTGCTGTTTGGTTGGAACGGCGGCGGCGATGCCGACAGGCCGGAAACGCGAGCGACGCGTCCTGGCGCGTTTGTGCGCCAGGACGGGGGTTCCTGGAGCCCGTACTTCTTCGGCGGCGGGGGTGGTGGGGGCGGTGGCTTTGGCGGCGGCGGTAACGGGCGGGGTGGGCGGGGATAATGCTGGCAGGTTCACCACCAGCCCCGAAGGGCCGGTGGTGACCAGGCGGGAAGAAGAAGCCGTCAAAGATTGAACCGCTGGATAGTGCCGGCGATGTTCACGATGGCGACCGGCTGCCCGTGAATCGTGCGGAACAGGCGGAAGGCGACGTCCTCGAACTGGGCAAAACAGCCGTCGGTACCGACCGGCGCTTTGCACTCGCGGACGAAATTGAGATTCGGGGCGGCCGTGCAAGCGACGCGGATGACGTCGTGAGCCGCGCCGCGCACCCCGATGACGCAGGCGGTCTGGCTCGAGGCGACCGCCACGTCCGCTTTCGCGAGGGCGGCCAGGTTCAGGGCGACCATCGCGGTTACCAACAACAGGAGCTTGTGCATTTGGTTTTTTCCTCCAACAGAAAGAACGAAATCAGAACCAGGATAATTTATTTTCGGGAGTGTGGATCAGGATCGAGACCGCATTCTTGCTGGCGGCGGTGATTGCGGCGTCCCCGGCGTGCTGCGCGGCGATCGCGTGCGTGCTGACCGGGCTTCTATACGTGCTCAAAAAAACGCTCGCGGGAAGGCCCGCGAGCGGTATGAAAAATCAGTCTTAATCGTTATGCGTTGAACCAGAGCCAGCTTAGCGCAAATTCTCTTCGCGCAGATCGCCGAACATTTGCGCTCTGGCGCCGCCACTGGGAACACCGTCACTTTGTCGCCCGCCGTCATTCGCGCATACCTCCCTGAAGGCGAATCGACAGGCTTTTATACCCGGCGCGCCATTCGTTGCCACTCGCATTGGCTTTCCGGTAGTCGGTGATTTCAGCGCCGCAACCATCGCACAGCACGATGGGGCAAAACAAGCCGTCCCGGTAGCGGATTTCAATCATCGCCGTCCTCCATTTTTGAGGCCGTAGCAGGCCAGTTTTTCGGTTTTTCGTACCTATATAGGGGGACCGTTTCCGAAAAACCGGCAAGAAGTGGCCGTATTATCAACAGGTTGCAGTTTTTAAACCGGAGCATGAAACCGGCCTGGAAACGACCCTCTGAAAAACCGCTTCGAGGCATCAGGCGGACTCCCCTAAGCTCGGCTCCGGCAAGTAGTGGCGGCGCGTATTATTGCGTCCGACGCGGCCGTGGCGCCAGCGGCCCCAAGCGCTCGAATAATTCCAGCGCCGTCATAGCGGATCCATCCCGAATTTCACGGCGTCGTCGATCCACTCGTCGAGCCGCCGCATGTTGTCGATCGCCGAGACGCGGCCGCGGAGCCGGTTCAACTCGTCGCGGCCGCCGTGCGGGTTTTGATCCCAGGCCGGTGACTGGACCCACTGCCGCAAATAGGCGCGCATGATCCCGAGCTGGTTGGCGTCGAGCGGCTCGCCGCGCAGATACTTTTCGACCACCGGCACGAGCACGCCGCTCGATTCGTTCACCCAGTACTTCGGCGCGCGGGGATCGTCGGCGGGAATCATACGGGAAGCGCCTCCTGGCCGCATTCGAGCTCCACCATGCGGCCCGTGCGCGTGTTGGGAATCGGCTTCCACCGCACCATGCGTTTGTGAAACGGCGAGTCGCGCGGTCCCTCGTCAGGCTCCGGATAAGCGCCGTGTCCAAGCGGGATCTTCATGCCTTGCACTCCTCGAATTCCGGCAGCTTCGGCGTGCCGAGCTCCTCGGCGCGCAGCCGCGCCGCGCGGTCTTGAGCGCGGAGTCGGCGTACACGCGGAGATTCATTCGTAGTTATCAATCCACTGCCGGCCGACCGGCGTAAGCCCTTTGTCTATCGTCCATAGAACATTCGGATCTTCCACGAACGGACTTTTTAGCAGTTCGATAACTTCCGCGCCCAAGGCTTCGGATGCGTAGAGAACCGCGGCCAGCGGCTTAGTGCTATTCGGGTTGAAATACTTGATGATCATTGCCGGCTGCGGGTCTTCCATGAAGTGGCCGTCGTTCTTCAGCAGGTCCGCGATGGCCTTCGTATCGTCAATTGTCGCCATTCATTCCTCATCAGGTGGCTTAATCGAAAGCTGCACATGGTAATACGTGTGGGAGCGATCCTCGAATAGATCTCTCCAGAACGGCCAGCTTTTTTCGTCCCGCAGCAGCAGCAGCATCGCGCCATAGTCGGGATGGATGGCGAAACCCGCTGGCGGCCGCCCCGGCGCGAACGGAGGTTTGTCTGGGAACGCTAGCGCCAGCGAGTTGCTATTCGCAGCCGCGATCACCACCTCGCCCACGGCCCGACGTTCTGGCGCGGCAAGGGGGAACACCGTCACTTTGTCGCCTGCCGTCATTCGCGCGCACCTGCCTGAAGGCGAATCGATAGACGTTTATACCCGGCGTGACAACTCGGACACCGAAGCGATTTGACATATGCGATCCAAACTTTCGGATCCACATTTGCAAGTACCTTACCCCGCCATTCGGCGCCACATGCGGCGCACACGAGCGGAAGCTCCTGAATTCTTGGATCGTCGGTCAACTTAAATTCTCCTCGCGAGCGCAGGTCATGGCTCCCCCAGATATTCGTAGATCTTCATGGGCAGATCGTCGTCGCCAGATCCGAGATCGCCATCAGCGCCACGTTGAGGAAGCCGCCCTGGAAGACGCGCAAATGATCGGCGTGCTTTTCCTCGCACCAGGTTTGCAGCCACGGCGCATCAATCGCTGAGCCCTTTTCATCCACGGCGATCGACCAGGTCCCGTGTGGCCCCTGCGTCGAGCGCTTGATCGCGTAGTGAACGAAAAGCTCGCAGCACAACACACGCCGCGTATTGTCGGGGATGCCCTCGCCGATGACGTCCTCGCGCTTGGCCGACATCAGCAACCAGCCCGCGTGGCCTTCGCCCATAGGCCCAATCTCAGAGTCGCCAGTTTCGGAGTGGATCCGCCGCGGCAGCGCGTGCTCCATCCAGCAGCAGCCATAGGGCGGATTCAAACCCGGAAACCCGCCGATATCCCAATTCTCCCGATCCGAAACTTCGTAGTAGTAGTGCGCGATGGCGTCGATGTTGAACGCCGGTAGTTGCGGGTCGCGCAGCCAGTCCATGAGAATCTCGCGGTGCTTGCGCCAACTCTGACGCTGCGGCGCCGGAATCCACCACGGCGGATCGGGATAAACAGTGCGAAGCTTGTCGAGCAGCGGCGTCTGGCTCATCGCCGGCCCCGTTCGCGCCGGATGCGGCGCCCCGGCAGCTTCGGCGTGCCGAGCTCCTCGGCGCGCAGCCCGTGCAGCGCGATGAAATGCCGCGGGACCATCCAGGCGCGGCCGCCGCAGCTCACCTTCACCCGCTCGCCCAGCTGGGCGATCATCTGCTCGACGGTTTCGCGGATCCGCGCGTCGGAATAGTGCAGAGGCCGGCCGCAGGCGCACATCTCGGGCATCACGGTATGTATACCACATCGCGTTACGCTTTTCGTTAAGTAATCTTGCAACGGTTTATCGCGTATTTTCTTCATGCAATTCGGCTTGCAGCTGCAGGAGTTCCTTCATGAGAATTTCGGGTAGTTTGCCTTTCATCTTGGCGTAGAGCTGCATCAAGTCGAGATGCCGGTCGAGCTTGGGATATAGGCCGCGGCGCCACACGCCGGTCGCGTTCGGGTTGGCCGGCGGAACGTCATCGCGTCGTTCGTTCATGCGAGGTCCTTCAGCCAGTCAGGCGGTTCGTAATTGTCTTCAGCTTCGAGTTTTTTCGCGCCGGCAGTGCCGGTGATAAGATCGCCAAGCGGTCCGGCTGGGGAAGGTTGTGGCGCTGCCAAAGCCTTTCTAGGCTGAGCGGGACTGAGGCGTGGAGCTTTGCGTTCGGATTGAAGCAGTGCGTTGTGGGCGCGGACGTTTGCGCTTTCGATTTCGTTAGGCGTATGACCGGGCAGGGTGCAATCGGCTTCGACGCGGTCAGCTGGCTTGAAGCGGGTGCACCACAGGCCGCGCAGCTCGCCCTCGCCGGCCCAGCCGCCGTTGGCTTTCGTCATGGCGATTTTTGCGGCTTTGACGAGCCAGGCGAGGCCGTCTTCCCGGTCGGCGAATTCGAGGATTGATTCCATGACCAGGTCATGCTCATCGCGCGGATAGTGGGGGATGGTGAGAAGCTGCCGGCACAGCTCGCGGACTTTAGAAGGCTCCATATTTGCTTTTTTGCCTTTCCATGAATCGGTGTTCGGCCGCCGCCACGACGGCCGCGCGGGGAGAGTCCGCCGAGGCGGGAGGTAAACTCCGTACGGCGAGTTCAACATCCCAGTCACCGTCGCGGAGCACGTTGACGAGAGCTTTGGTTTTGGCGGCGGAAGGCCAGCGCCCGACGGCGAGAGCCCACATGCAGTAACGAGGCAGGCGTTCGGGAACGCGTGAGCGCGTGTGCTCCTCGAGGCCGATGATGAGCTGACGGATAAGTTGGTCCTGCTTGGCGGCGATCGGCAGGCCTGCGCGGCGGTAGATATCCCCCATCTGGGCCATCAGCGGATCGAGCCAGGGGATGGTCGGCGGCGGATCGGGAGCGGGCGCAGGCAAGGGAGGCGAGAGAGTGCTTTTCTGGGCGGCCTCGCGCGCGCGCGAATAGTTATCTCTAAATCTCTCTTGAAAACCCCTTCTTTTAATAGTTCTTTTAAGTAATAAGGATGCGGAAGGTTCTGTTCCGCCACTTTGGCGGTTCAGATCCGCCATATTGGCGGAACAGAAACCAGATCCTGTTCCGCCACTTTGGCGGTTCAGGAGATAGGGCCAGCTCTCGAGCGGGGTAATTTCGTAACTACTCTGGCGCTGGCCCCAAGTCGTCGTGATGAGTTTCAGTTCGCGAAGCGCTTGGAGAGCGCGCTCGGTGGTGCGAAGCGTCTGTCCGGTCTTCAGAGCGAGCGTTTCTACTTTGGGATTGCGGTTTCCGAGTCGGCTGAAATTAACGAGGGCGGTCAAAACCAGCTTTGCGCTCGCCGGCAGCGCGCGGGAACTCATCAGCACGTCATAAAATTTCGCGTAAGATGAAAGTGACATAAGTACCTTCTTGGGAATCGGGCGGGTTTTGGCCGGAGATGCCCGTAACCCGCCCCGTTTTTCAGAGTCTTTCTCTCCACCTCACCCGCGCGTGGCGTTCATGTTCCTCGAGCCAGAGGCGCAGGCCTTCGACGGAATCGGCCGTCGTCACCGCGAGCTTGTAGGCCACGCGCAACTCCCAGGCGCGACGCTGCTGGACGTCGGTCGGAGATTCGCCAGGCCGCTTGGTCTCGATGAAAAACGCCGGATAAAACGAATGCATCACCACGTAGTCGGGCAGGCCTTTGAAGCCGACGGTGACGCACCGCCGGCCGTCGAGGGTTCTATAGACGCCCGCCGGCTGGCGCAGCGGATACCAGCCGCGGCGCAGCAGGAATGCGCACACGTCCTCGGCGAGCTCGTTCTCTTTCGGGCGATAGGGTTTCTCAGACCGCAGGCGGAAGCCGGTCATAACGCGCTCTGATGGGCCGCGATCGACACCAGCGCCGCGAGAGCCTTCAGGCAGCCGCCGCAGACGTGTTGCGGGTTCAGCTGCGCGTAGGTCCAGTCGGATTTCTGGACGACGTGCTGGAGCTCGCCGCCGCACCAGGCGCGGACGGGATCCCCGAAAAGCTGGATGTGATAGAGCTGGCAGCGCCGGCGCTTGGCCAGCTTGAGCGGCCGCGCGTTGGTCAACACTTCCGGCAGGAACGCCCGCTGGCGCTCGAGCATGGCCGCGGCGCTCGCTCTCCAAGTGCAGCCCGGGCAGGCGAGGCCGTCAAACTGCGCGCCGCACCTGCCGCAGGTCATGGGACGCGCGAGACGAGGCCTGCGACAGCCAGGAAGAACAGACCGAGCGCCAGGATATTGAGGCGCGGCGAGCCGTTGACGCCGAAGGTCGCAAAGCCGAAGCACAGCGCGCCGAGCGCGATCAGGACCATGGAAATGCCCGGCATGGCTACTTCTTCGCCGGCGGCGTCGCCTGGCCGCCCTTGGCCGGCGGGTTGGGCCCGGGACCGATGGGCGGCTTCTGCTGCGGCGACTGCGTGAAGGTGATCTCGCCGGCCACGGCCTGGCCGCTGATCACGGTGATGTTCGACGTCGCGGTTACAGTCTGGACGCCCGAGCCCATATCGGCGTCCGCCGTGGCGTGAATCTGCACCGTGCCGATGGGGCCCGGCGCATTGAGATTGGCGATCAGCGGGTTTCCGGTCGAAGGCGTGACCGTCACGATGGTGTCGTCGCTCGATTGCCACGTCGTCGGCCCATCCACTTTCGCGGGATTGCCGCCTTTGTCCGTCCAGGCCACCGAGAGAGTAGCCAGGGTGCCTGCTTGCATTGTGCCGTCCATGTTTTCTCCTTTGAATTGCAGATTATTTATTTCGATCGCGAACACCGCCCGGTAAGAGGGCCGCGCCTGCTCGTGAATCACGGTGAGCGGCGTGGCGAAGCTGATGGTCAAGTTGCGACTCATGCGCTCCTTTTCAAAAGCCGAATTTGTCAAGACGAAACCGCTTCAGCTCGGCCGCGTGTTTACGACAGCCGTCGGCCATTTGTTTGAGTTCGCTTTCCTTGGCGAGCAATTGCTCGCGTGACATTTTGGAAATCGGGATAATGCAGGGCTCCTCGTCGCGTTCAACCGCATAGGCCTTCTGGACATAAGAAAAGCCCGGTAAAACTAACTGAGGATCCGGTTTCTCGCTGACCAGCTTGTAATCCCGCAGGACCATCCGAATGGAAAGCCGAACGTGTTGATAGGCGCAGAGCTCATAGAAATCGCCATCTCCAGGACCCCCGGGGATCGGGTGAAGGCCGATGATCTGTTCTGCGAGATGGATCGATTCCGTGGTCAGGCCTTCATCGATGCGCTTGATTACGATGTCGGATATTTCATCGAGCAGTTCTTTCTGAGAAAGCATTCACCGCCTCCTTGAATTGGGAAAGCCAGCCTTCGATCACTGCAATTTCGAGCATTAAGCGTGGAAGTTCGTTAGGGCGCGATCCGCGCATCACCGCCGCGGGATCGACGCTGCGGAGCCATTGAGCGAGATCGCTCATCGAGCCCTGGAAATACGTCGCGGCTTGGAATTCTTTGGGATCTCGATGTTCGAGTAGATCGATGATCGGCGCTTTGCGCGTGCCGCGCTCGGCCATCTCGGTGACGGTCGGACTGGCCGATTCGACCGTCAACTCAAACTCCTCTTCGGGGATCGCGGCCACCCGCAGCGCGGTGTCCTTCTGGCGCTTCGAGAGGCCAGCGTCGGCGGCAGCTTGAGTACGGGATAAATCTATACCGCTGCCGGTACAGATTTCCTTCGGTCCTGGTTTCCCTGGCGCGATCGCCTTCAGGAGCTCCCCGCAGCGCCGCACCGCTCGCAGTTGGATGCGCGTCGCCATCCGCACCAGCTCGTCGTCCTTCGCTTGTTTGGCATAGCTGGCGAGCGCGGCCGCTTTGTCAGCCCAGTCCTGGCATTCATCGATCCGCTCGCAAATGGCGATAGCGCTTTTCGCGGCTTGGTACTTGGCGGGGAGCTCCGCGTGCGCCGTATCGATATGGGGATGAGGAACGAGCGCGGCGCTCATGGTTTGCGCTCCATTTCCGGCAGCGCAGCGCTGCGGCGAAAGAGAAGGCCACAGGCGATTTGGAAAGGCGGAAGAGGGCCGCTCATGCGGCGGCCCTGACTTTGATCGGAACGGGGAATTGAATTGTTAGGTCTTGTGGGCTAAATTGGGAAGACGTTTGAAGGCGTCTTTCAGAGTTAGTCCACCCTTCCAGGCCTTTTAGAAAGCCTCCCGAGACGCGGACCGAGAGGATCTCGGCGTCGCGGCCGACGTGAATTTCCTTCACCGTGTTGCGCAGCAGTTCGCATTTGTCGGCGCGCGCCAGGCTACCGTACTCGGCGAATGTCGCGGCGATTTTTTTCGCGAGCACTGCCGCATCATACATCACGACGACGGCGGCGGGACGGTCGGCCAGCAGAGCCTGGCGCTTGCCCTCGAGTTCCTCGCGAAGGTCGTTCCACATCTCCTCGGGGATCTTGTCGAGCGCATACTGCCGCAGGCCTTTGGCGAGCGCCTTATCGAGCGCGGCCAGCTCGGCGTCGATCGCGCGCGCCTTGGCCGGCGCCTTCTTGTTGGCGCACTGGCCGCGCCGCAGGATCTCGAGCAGCAACTCCGCGGTGAGTCCGCGAGCGAACATCTCTTCGATCGCTCGGTAGAAGTGGTCGCTGCGGAAGGACGACGCGGTGCAGGCTTTGGGCGCCGGTTGGCTGCGGGCGGCCTTCGTGCGGCGGCGCTTGGTGGCCGGGTGGCGGCTCGCGCAGTAGATCCGGTCGTAGCCGCGCTTCTTGTCCCTCTTGTAATAGTGGCCGTCGCCGCAGGCGCAGCGGATCATCGGGCCGGGGATCAGGGTGTTCGCCGAGCGTTTGTTTCGTTTGTAGCGCGTCATGCGGAGATCCATGATGCGCTGCGCTTGCTCGAACAGTTCGCGCGAAACGAGCGGTTCCGAAACCAGATTGGTGGCGACGTCTTCCGGCTCCGCGAGCGGCCGCGGCGGACGGTAGCGGCGCACCTTCTGGCCCTCCTTGAGCGGCGCGCGCCTTTTCTCGACGACGCGGACCGGAGCGGTAAGCCGCTCGACTTTGCGGCGGCGGTAGCCGATCCAGATGGGGTTCCGCAGGCATAGCTGAGCGCCCGCCACGGAGGAGTCGAGCGTCACCGCGAGGCGCTCGTAGGTTGCATCTTCTTCGAGCAGCATCCGAAACGCCTCTCTGACGCGCGGGGCGTAGTCGGGGTCGTAGCTCCACACGCCTCCGCGTTGGCCCTTCAGCTTGGCGTAGAGGACGCCGCGCGATAGCGAGCGGCCGCCGCTTCCAGCAAAGCCGGCCTTTCGCAGGCTCTCTCGCGCGCCGAGCATGCGGGCTTTCATCTTGCCCAGTTCGAGACCGTCCATCAGTCCGGTGATGCCCAGGAGCATGGCGCCTTCGGGAGTGGTGGCGTCGATGGCGGCCGTAGGCGTCCAGATCATTTTGCGCAGTTTCTGGAACAGCCCGAAGACCGGGAAGAGGTCGAATGACTCCGGACGCACCAGCCGCGATTGCTCGGCGACCAGCACGCCGTCGGCGACGCCAGCCTCCAGGTCGCGCACGATGGCCTGGAAGTCGGCGTCCTCCAGGATGAATTTTCCGCTCTCCTGCACCTTCGCCGTCCGCACGATTTCGAGCTTGTGGGATCTCTGGCCGGCCGCGCATTGATCTTCCTGGCGCGCGATGCCCCAGCGGTCGTCGGCGGCCTGGCCGGGAGTCGAAACGCGAATAAGTTTAATGGCCTTCATCGGGTTGTTCCTCGATTCCCGCGACCAGCCGCGCCAGCCTGAGCGCTTCGGGCTCGTCCTTGCGCTCGAGCGCCTCCCGCATTTGCCTGACGAGCGCCGCTCGCCGCTCCGCGAGCTTGATGATCGCCTCGGCTTCCGGCAGCGTCAGTTCGCCCATCGCTTCTAGGCCTTCCGCCGCCCGGCGCCCGCACGCGCTCCCGATTCCAGAAGGGGCTCTTGCAGCCCGGGCAATATCGCGGGATCGCGAAAGACCGCCTGAGCCAGGTGTGGAAGCAGCGATTGCAGGTCAGAGTCATCGCCGCCTCGAATTGTTTTTTCGTCATGTCTTAATGTTATCACGTCAAAAACAACCATTTGCGATCACGCTACCTTTTCGTAAGCCCGGGCGGCCGAGACGCTGAGCTTTTCGACGTAGTCCTGAAACGGATCTTCGCCGGAATAGTCCAGCGCCATCTGCTGGCCCGGTCGATGCATCCGCTGCTTGGCGAGTATCAAGCCATACGCGTGGACGAATAGTTCGCGATGCTCTTGTCCGCGCCTCCATTGGGAGACAGCCGGATGGCGGACAAAAAAGCGCACGAAGGTTTGCTTAGCACCTAGATCGACGGACGCGATTTCTGGACCTTCGTGATTGAAAGAGATCCGATATCCCGTACAGTTCCCGCCTGTGCCGGCATCGCAATCAGTGGAGATGTTTCCGTTGCCGGATTGCACTCGTGCAGCGTGCTGATGCTGGCCGCCTCGCCTCTCTGGCTTCTTTCTTTCGCTGCCCTTCGTTGTTGGGCTTTGCCTCTTCGCCTTTCGGGGCCTCCCTCCTAGGGCCGCGTTCAATTGCGCCTCGATCTTGGAAATCAATTCGCGATCATGAACGTCCTCGTGTCGCTGTTGGGCACGCTTTAGAAGCGGCTCGATTACGGGGAAAAGCGACTCCGCTAAATCGACCTGGTTCTCGATTCCGTTTTTGTTGAGGTTCAGATTCCAATGGGAATCGGAGTCTTCGATCAGCTCCAAGTAAGCGAAGAAGCCGTGAGGATCGTAGTCGCCGTAGACGTCCTTCATTCCGGCGACCATCAGTCGGTCCCGAAAAGCTATGTTGAATCCGTGAGGCCAAGTCTTCTGAGGCGACCGAAACAATCCGGCGGTGAGGTTGTAACGTCCTCCTTGGAAACTGTCCGTTCGCCTCAATTTCAGCGAAAGCTCGGGGAAATCGACGGGCGAAAGGGCATGCCCGCCGTAAATAATCGACCGGCCCGCTTTGAGCGCCGGATAGTACGTCAAGCGCAGCCGGTCGCGTAGGTCTGTGGTTTGCATCTTAGCCAAGCGTTTGACATCTGCGTTGCCCACTCTTAAACGCATAAACGACGGGCCGGCGCAGTCGACCAGTTTGGGCTTCGGCATCCTCCAAGTGAAATCTGGCCAGTTCACGTCATAGACGACGCGCTTATCGCCGCTCGCGGATTCAATGTGGAGTTCCGGCCCAAGCGTATAACTGGCCTGTTTGAGGCCCAATCCGAACCGGCCCGTCCGGCCCGCGCCCAGATACTTGCCAAGCGTCAGCAGCCTCTGCATGTCGATGCACCCCGCTCCGTCGTCCTCGATGGTGAGCGCGTTGGCTTCAAACGATACGACGATTTTGGTGCTTCCCCAGTCCCACGAGTTGTCCATGAATTCGCCCAAAATGTATATGTTCGGCATGTCGAGGCTTCTCAATCCTTCGAGAATCCGCGGCTCCGGAACGCAGTCCATGTATTCGTCTTGGTTTTCGTCATGCATCGGGCGACTCCTGGGTTAGCCATTGGATCAGTTGCTCACGCAGCTTGGCGCTCTGCCGGGCGGAAGGCGCTTGCATGAACGCTCGCTTGAGATAGGCGCAGCAGCCGGCTAGTTTGCTGGCCAGCTCCCAGGCGGCCTCTGGCTTCTTCCTGCGCTTGGGCTTGGGAAGAGTGCGTTCCGCCTGAGCGAAAGACAGATCGCCCGCCGCGATTCGGTCGAGCAACTCGGGAGCTCGTTCTAGAACTTTTAGGGCCTGTTCCACCTTGTAGCGGCTGGTCCCGGTCTTCGCCGCGATCTGGCCCGCGCTGCTGTTGGCGTGCATCTCTGTCAAATCCCGCTTAAACCCTGAACCTGATTTCGGGTTCAGGGTTTTCTTGCGCCCGCGTCCGCCCTGCGCGCCCTGCTTCCCTGCTTCCTGCTTCCGCTTCAATCCCTCCAGCCGCGCTTGTTCCGCCCGAACCTTGATTCCAATGGCCAGAAACTGGTCGCTCGTCAGGTGTCTGCGATATTGATTTTTGGCCAGCACCCACTCGACGGGATCGACTTGACAGGGAAGCTGCTCGAAGTTTGAAAAGCGCGGCTCGACGTCGCGCTCCAGACAAGCCTTGAGACGGTGGCGCCCGTCGAAGACCTGGCCGTCCAGAAGGACGATTGGATCGAGCAATCCTTGCGATTGAATGCTGTCTCCCAAGCTTTCATAGTCGGTAGCGTCTAACGCTGGAAACCAGAGGCAGTAGGGGTGAAGCGAAAGCCGCCGCGCATCAGTGAGGGGAAGCGCGAATTCGCCCCGCCGCGTGATGTCTACGACCATGACTGCTGTTTCATCCATTGGCTTTCGCGATCCTCGGAAGCCACTTTCGAACTCGCTCGAAGCAAACCCGCACCCAACTCGGCCCGCGCGCCTGGCGCAGCTCGGCCGCGATCGCGATGAGGCAGACGTGCCGGGAATAGACGTAGCCGGCGGAATAGCCGAGGCCTCCCGAACATTCCCAGTGACGCGAGTCCGCTTCAAGAGGCATCGCGCGACTCCGCCGCGCCGTTGGGCGCGGCCGCCGAGCGCCGCGGCCGGCGCTTGTCCTCGAGGAACCGCTCGAGCATGGCGTGCGCCTCGTCGAAAAGCGCAGCATCGACGCCGAGCTGGCTGATGATGTTCGTACCCGGCTTGCGCGGATAGATGTCGGCCGCGATCGAAAACGCGAGCTTGGCCGCCTGAATGCCTTTCTCGTAATACCGCTTGCCGCGCGGCGGATTTACGGAGGGATTCATCGCTCTACCTCGAATGGCAGCGACCGCTGCTGCTCTTCCTCGGTCATCGCTTCGGTGCGGATCACCTGGCCGGTGTCCGAGCGCGCGATGCTCTTGACGCCAGGCCGCGGCGCGTCGAGCAACTCCACGCATTCGACCGGACGAAGCTCAAAACCTTCGTTGATCTTGCGCGCGAGCCTGCTGCGGCGGGCATCAACCGCCTTGATACGGGCCCCGAAGTCGGCCGAGGCATCCTTCTTTTCCCGCTCCAGGTCAGCTTGCGCCTGGTTGACCCGCGCGAGCTCCTGGCCGAGCGCGAGCAGCTCGGTCTCATCAAAGTCATACCGGACATCCTCAAAGGTCCGTTTTTCTCTGGGCATCTGCCTCTCTCCTTTCTTCCAGCGGTTCGAGTTCCTCGCCGCGCACGCCGATGGCCGTGCGCGCCAGCTCCGTCGGTCCATGCAAGCCATCGCCGTCGATGACGACGTCATAGGTCCATCGCGGCCAGTAACGGTGCGGTGGGCTCGCGTAGACCACCGTCGACGGTCTTCCGTAAAACAGCACTCGCTCGCCCACTTGGTAAATCCGCACACTTCTAAGCCGCCCAATACAGCTGCCCGAGCTGCGGCGTGATCTGCATGATTTTCAACTGCGTCGGCGTCTCGCCGTCGGGATAGTCGTCGATAAACGGCCGCGGATTTTCATGCGCGTCGAAAAGTTCGCCGGCGTATTCGACGAAGAACAGGCCGTCCTCCATCCCGCAGATGACGCGCACGCACACGTCGGGGTCGGTCTGGTCGAAATACACGTACTGCGAATATTGGCCTTTAGTCGCGTCGCCCATCTGCGCGCCGGGCGAGAGAGCTTTCACCCAGCCGAGCGTCGTATCGGCGTCGGCCTGGGTGCTGAACCACTTCCAGTTGGCCTGGTTGACGGGCTGTAAGTCGGCCGGCTTGCCGGGAGCGGCGACATTCTGCAAGACGCCGGATGGATATTCAGTCACTTGTGTGTCTCCTTTGTTTCGGGTTGTGGATCGGCGCCGTCCCGTGGACGGCTTGTTAGTTTTGCGGAATCCATTTCTCGAACCGAGAGCGGGCGTTCGCCAGAGCTTCCAGGCCGCCCTTCTCCTGCCGCGCGATCGCTTCCAGGTTCGACAGACCCTCGTCGATGGAATGCAGCACTTGTTCCCGCGTCGCCGGCTTGCCTTCGGCCCACCATTCGACCGAATCGGGCGTGCCCATCTGAATCAGCAAACCTTCGTTGCCGGCGGGCGGCCGGAAGAGCTCGAATTCGCGCGTGATCCAGAGCATGGCGACGCCTGGATTCCGGCGGATCGCGAATCCCGCCGCGGCGTTAAGCGGCTGCTCATCCTCGCGCCGCACCATGCGCGGGTTCGCCAGAAACGGGCAGTTGCGCGCGGACCAGCGGCCGCACTCCAGATGGCACGGCGGTTCAGACGTGGTGCGGCTGATGCCGCACATGGGACCGGCGACGAAGCATAAATTGACGCCCAGCCGTTCGCCGCACACCCAGCAGCGGCGCTCCTTGATGGCGCGGCCGAACTTGTCGAGGTCCATCGCGCGAAACTCGGGCTTGCCGTCCTTCCACGCGACAAAGTAGGGGATCGGCACCCGCCTGTCGCTGTCGACGGGAAGAGCCGCAATACGATCAGGCAAGGGCGTTAGATCCGGTCTGAGCTGCGTTTCTGTTGACATGCCTATTTCTCCTGTGATCCACGGGTTTTGAAATCGCATCGAAAAATGCCCAACCGTCGGCCTCGCATTCGAGCTGGAAGAGGCTCAGTTGTTTTCAGGGTCATGGCTTCTCCTTTCGCTGCGCTTCGAGGATGGCTTCGACATCCTCCTCGTTTACGAAGTCGCGCTCATCGGTTTGCGGTCTGGGCTCGAGCCGTTTGCGCACGGCCGCAAACGCGGCGGGATGGCGCTCGCTCAAAAGCACGCGGGTCTTAAGCAGCACGTCCACAAACGCGCTCAGCGTGCGCCGCAGATCGGCGATGAAGGCCTCGTCCCTAAATACCCGCACCGGATCCATTACCAGCAGCGGATGGAAGCTGAAGACATCGATCCACTGGCGGCCGTGGATCATCATCCGGCCCTGGAGCTGGCACAGATAATCGTCCTTCGCTTCCTCGCTGAGCGCGTTGGCGATCTGGCGCGGCAACAGCGGGCACTTTATTTCCAGGTCACCGTCGACGCCCACCATGCGGTCGGGCGAGCAGCCGATCAGCCCGTCATCGGTCGTCCAGAAGCCGCCGCGCGTCGTCAGGAGGCCCGTCAGACCCTCATAGGCGGCGACGGCCTGGTCCTCGAGCGCCTGGCCGCGCTCCATCCAGGGCGACTGATACTCGTATTCCATGGGCTCGCCCGACCACCATTCGGCCAGTAGGAGATGCATATAGTCGTTGGCCTGCGCGGAGAGCTGCCGTTTTTTTGGCGTCATGATGCGGTGAAAGTCGCTCGCGGTCGCGATGCCCAGGCGCAAACGCTGCCACTCGAGGGTGTTCTGCTCGACGTCGTGGAAGATCATTTCGAGGCCTCTTTGGAAAGCTTTTCCCTGAGCACCGTCAAATAGCTGCGCGCGAAGCGCATGTGGCCGCGGGTGAGGTCGGAGAAGGCCTTCACGTCCATCACCCGCAGAAAGGTGCTCGTGGCGGCCTGGCTCAAGGTGCATTCCTCCATCAGCGTCCGCAACTCGCCGGCCTCCTCCTCGGTCAGCGGGCTCATCGATTCGGCGTCGTCGTCCACGCCCTCGGTCACCAGGTCGAGCGCCATCGTCAGGGCATAGCGCCGGCAGTAGGTGAGCGTCGAGCCGACATTCTGGACGATGTTGCGGTATTCCGACTCGTCGAGCGGCAGCGCCACTTCGCGCTCGATCTTGTGGCCGGCCTTGTGCCTGATTTCGATCATGACCTTGATGGCGCTTTTGTTTTCGGAGTGGGCGCCATAGGAGACAAACAGGCCTTCGGCCGCCAGGATCGGCTTGATCTTCGCGGCGATGTCTTCATAGGCGGCGTATTTCGATCGCAGCCGGCCCTTGACGACGATCTTGCGCGTCCGCTCGACCGGCGGGAACTTCTGCTGGGCCCGCGAGAGCGCCTCGTTGAATTGCCGCTCGGCGTCCCGCGCCTCGGCCGCGATCTGCAAGGCCAGAAGCTTTTCGAGCTTGTCGGGGTTGATCCGGTCGTCGATCAGCGCCGCCACCAGCAACTGCTGGAGCGAGGCCTGCGCCGGCAGGATATCCATGGGTCGCGCGGGAATCAGGTCGTCGCTCATTTGCCTTTGCGCCTGAATTCCTCTGTGTTCTTGCAAGTAATTGAGTGATTTGAGCCGTCCATGTTGTAGGGCGTCACCCTGCCGTTTTTGTGGCGCACGAAGTAAATCCGGACGCCGCATTTGCACTCGCGCGGGTCGCCGATCTTCTGGAGCAGCGCCAGCAGCGCCTCGTTGCGCTGCTCGACGGCGGCCTCGAGCTCTGCGAGCAGGGTCGGCAGTGATTTCGGTTCGGCGGCCTCAGCGGGCATAGCAGTAAACCTCTCTCTGGAGCTCGATTAGCGCGCTCCGGCGGCAGGCCTGGCAGAGCCACTCCCCGCCCAGGAAATCGACGCCGGCCGCCGAGCAGCGATCGCAGGCGAAGCCGATGGTGGCCAGGTCCTTGCCCGGGACCCCAGGTCCGGTCGGTTGCCCGACGATTCCATGCCGTTGGTCGTCCCGGGGCCGCGGGTAAGGATCCGGCGCTCGTCGAGGCACACGTATTGCATCTGGGTTCATAGACACACTTCTCCCCTAGCGGTTATGGAGCTTAGAAGACCTGGCCCGAAAGGGCTATGCGACTTTGGAGCGGATCTTCGTAGAAGGTTGGGACGAGGGCCCAGCTTCCGATTTCATGACTGCTTCGCCGGCCCTCGCTAATTCCACAAGTCGATGAAATATCTCCCGCTGCGTGGCGTGCGCTTTTAGCCCGCGCTCTTCGGTGAAGCTGGCTCCTAAGCCATTAAAATATTCGCGGTCTGCGCGAAACGGCTCGAACGCGAGATTCTTCCTAGAGGGAGGATTCGGGGGAGCTTGGATGAACTTATTCTGGGCCATCATTGGACCTCCACGGGCGAATAATCTGCTATATCAAATTGCCATTTAGCGTGAAAAATGGCCTTTGGTCCGTCGCAGAAAAGCTAGTATCGACCGAATAAGGATTCCTGTCAACCCCATGATAATGCCAATACATACGCGATTTGTTGCACAATTTATATCACAAAAGCTACGGATGGACGGTAAATTGTGAGCCATCCGTAAGATAGCCAAATGGGGCTATGGGAAATACAGTCAAAATTTATTTTTCGGGGGCATGGCGCGGCGCATCGCGATTGTCCTTGACGGCTCAAAATACGCGCGGCTGTTCCTTTTGGGCGCAGCTGTGATCCGCATCTTCGGCGTCTCCCCGTGGCGGCGAGGGCGCGTTGAAGCCTGCGGTCCATTCGTCCCGTATGTCATGTAAAAACTTCAATTCGCTGTATATTTTAAGCAACTTGTTGGAGTTAGGGTTTATGCCATGCTAGCTTCATCGCTTGATCGTCCTCACCGGCAGGCATTTTCGGGCGGCGCGCGCGCTGCTCGGATGGACCCAGGAGGAGCTCTCCCGCAAGGCGAAGGCGGCCTTGGGCACCGTGATCCGGCTCGAGGGCTTCGAGGGGCCGGTGCATACCCGAATGGATACGCTCGGGA